GTCGCCACTCCCAATACCGCTGGCGTTCCGGTCGTCGACTCGCGCGGATACGGTCGAATCAACACCGCACAGGCCGGCGGTTCCACCTCCATTACGCTTGATGCCAGTGCATCCGCCACCAACGATTTGTATGCAGGCTTCAGCGTATCTATTGTGGGTGGCACGGGAGCAGGGCAGGGCAATCGCGTCATCACAGGCTATGTGGGTTCGACGAAGGTTGCGACAGTTACTCCCGCGTGGGCGACCAATCCGAGCTCCGACAGCGTCTTCGTGCTGAAGCCTGCGGGGGTGAGTCTTGAGGCCTGGCTGCGTAGCGCACCGTCTGCCCTGTCCACGGGCAACGTACCTGCGGATGTGAAGATGATTAATGCCAGTTCCGCCGCAGCCGTGCGTCAGGCGCTTGCAGCCAATCAATTCATCCCGGGTACGGTCACATACGCCGGCTTGACGGCAACCACGACGCAGTTCGAGGCGAGCGACATCACGACGGCCGCGACGGACCATTACGTAGGTCGCGAGGCGTATTTCACTTCGGGCACGTTGCTGGGTCAGCGCGCCACGATCTCTGCCTACAGCCTGCAAGGCGGCAGGGGGCGATTCACCGTCAGCGCAATGACTTCTGCGCCTGCGGATACCGTCACCTTCATCGTGGTCTAGTGATGGATTCAAACGAGATGAACGGCGGCCAGATCAAAGCCGAGATTACGCGCATCAAGCTCGAGCGCCGTACACCCGAGGGTGAGCTGATCGAGACGCGCGAGATCGATTTGTCGAACGAGGCGCCGAAGGAATCCGATGGCAACGACCGATAAGGGCGCAATCGCCATTGCCTCGCTCTTTTGCGGAGATGGGCTGATCGGCGCATTCAATCTCACCAATGCACGGGTGGGAGTCGGCGATTCCTCCTCTGCCTTTGCGGCCAGCCAGACCGATCTGCAGGCGGTCACCAACAAGCTCAGGAAGGCGCTGGATAGCGCGCCGCTGCGCACGGGTAATTCGGTCGACTACACGGCGACGTTCACCACGGCCGAGGCGAACTATGCGTGGAATGAGATCGCGCTATTCAACTCAGGGAGCGGTGATTACATGGCCACCCGCAGAACGCTGACGACGCTCGGCACCAAGACCAGTGCCGAGCAATGGACCGTAACGCTCACGGTGGTTGCGACCGCCGCCTGATTTCAACCTGTAACCCCTGAAGAGACCCGCCTCGCGCGGGTTTTTTCGTTTCTGGAGACTGTCAATGTCACTCGGCGATACCTTCGAAAACGATCTGGCCAAACTGATCTTTCAGGCGACGGCCATAGCGAACATTGCCGACAACGCGGCGAGCTCGCCCCTCACCAGTCTGTACGTGAGCTTCCATACGGCTGACCCCGGCGACTCGGGCACCCAGACCACGAATGAGACCAGTTACACCTCGTACGCTCGTACGGCTGTGGCTCGAAACTCGGGTGGCTGGGCGGTGAGTGCGAACGTGGTGAGCCCCGTGGCCAACGTGGATGCTCCGCAGTGCACGGGAAGCACGGCAACCCTCACGCACTTCGCAGTGGGCACGGCCTCCAGCGGCACGGGTAAAATTCTGGTCAGCGGCACGCTCACGCCGAATATCAGTGTGAGCTCGGGTGTGACGCCTCGCCTGACCACCAGCACCACGATCACGTTCGACTGATCATGCTCAAGAGGCTGTGGGCATGGCTTACGCGCAAGCGGGTTGCGATCCCTGATGCGCAGGGTGTTGCTTCCGCCACGGGCAAGGGGAGGATTCGCCGCGACGCATTGAGCGTCCTCAATGGCACGCAAGACTAGGCTCGGCCTCACCGGCCCGGCTCATTTTGTCGGCAGCATCGTCGGGGCCGCTGGCCTTGCGACGATCGTCGTTACCGCGGCGGCCACCAGCCCTCAGGTTGTAGGCACTGCGACAGCGACCGTTACGGCACTGGGTGTTGGTGCCTCGAGATTCCCTGCGGCAGGCTTTGCCCTTGCCCAGTCGACCATCACGGGTGTTGGTGGCTCAACGAATGGAGCAGCAGGCTCCGCGACAGTCACGGTTACCGCGGCCGCCCATGAAGCGGTACGTCGTACACGCATGGGCTTCATTGGCCCTGCGACGTACCAGGCGCCAGTCTCCAAGGTCACGGTCGGCAACAAGTTCTGGGGCGTGCAGGACACGCTCGGCCTTGCGCTCGGCATCAGCGACTTCTCGGGCGTCAGTTTCAGGCTGTCGGATACGCTGGGTCTTGCCCTCACTCCCAGTGCATTCGTGGGCGGTGGGGTTGGATTTGCCAGCATCACGGTCACGGCCGCCGGCCAGACAACGAATATCCACGGTATCGCAGGTATTGCGACCGGTACGGTTACGGCGCTTGGAAGCGGTGCGAATGTCATCATCGTCAGCACGGCAGGGGCTGCGACTGCGGGGGCGACAGGGCAGGGCCAGGGCGCTACTGCCGGCACAGTATTCGGTCTGGGTGTGGGCTCGGCCCAGATCACCGCAACCGTTCAGGGTGCAAGCTCTCCGCGTGCCGCAGCCGATGGTTTCAGCAGTGCGACAGTTATTGCGGACGGCATTGCCGCGCCCATTGGCTCTGCCGCAGGTAGCGCGCTCGCCCAGGTCATTCCGGATGGCTCAAGCATCGTCCCCCTCTCGGGAGTCGGCGCATCGAGCATCACGGTCACCATCATTGGTACGGCGAACTCGATTGCTGAAGGGCAGGGCACGAGCCAGAGTTTCGTGCAGGCTCTGGGTATCTGTCCGCCACCGGTATTCAGAGATGCGTCGACCGACGGCCCGCAGAACCCCGAAGCCATCGCTATCCCAAGCAACTACGAGATATGCGATCGCACCGGATTCAGGCTGATGAGAGGCGAACTGATCCCCGAATGGGACGGGCTCAAGGTCAGGCGAGAGTCATGGGAGCCGAGGCACCCTCAGGACTTCGTTCGGGGCATCCCGGAGAGACAGAGAGGCAGCGCGCGCCCCGAGCAGACCGACACGTTTATCGAGACGCCCGTGACGGCGGATGATCTATAATTGCCGGCATAAGTAAGGTTTCGGGTGATGTCATGACCCAGACAATCAGAGAGAATAAAGTTGTCTACGGCGAGTATCAGAACTTCAGCGTCGATTATTTCATGGATCACCTGAAGGCCATGGCTGATGCCATCCCTGAAGGCTACCGCGCCAGCGCAATTGTCGAGCTTGAGACGAAGATGGACTGGGACAGTCCCTCAGGCACCTTGGTGCTCTGCTACGACCGCCCCGAGACGCCGCTGGAAGAGCAGCAGCGCCTGGGTCGCGCCATCGCCGAGCAGAACCGGAAGGATGAGACCGACCGCGACCAGTACGAACGCCTGAAGGCGAAGTTCGAGCCCAGCACCGCATGAGCATGTGGGCTGTTTGGCGCGCTGGGAGTGATGATTCACTCCATGTCGCGCCTTGCAATGGCCCGGGAGATGACCGGATCGTCGGTAACCACGTGCTACGCCACGACTGCATCTGCCACCCCCACATGGAGGTTGTCGAGGGCACATGGCTGATCGTGCACAACGACCCAGAGCGCGGAGGGTGTAACGCGTAGAATGGATACCATGTGGCACTTGATGGACAGCGACGCCGTTGAACGCGAGCACTATCCGCAGGTGGACTGCTGGTGCGCTCCTGACCTGCGGCTCGTGGATGACCAAGAGGTCTGTGTGCACCACCATCGCGCTCCGATTGAGGGCATGGCAGACGCACTTAGACGCACCAGAGCACTCCGCAAGCTTGCGCCACGGACGCGCATCACGCGCTTGCTTAAGAAGCTCGCCCCTCGGCTGCCAGAGATCGCAGCGCAGGGTGGATTCAGGGCCAACGGGGTACGTTCAAGGCGCATCAAGTACGCGATGCCCCAATGGGCTGACTCAGATGCCATCAAGGCCGTGTATGCGAGAGCCCGCACGCTGACTGCACTGACCGGGATCAAGCACAGCGTTGATCACGTCATTCCCCTGAATGGGAAGACTGTGTGTGGCCTGCATGTGGAGACCAACCTGCAGGTGCTGATGGCCGATGCCAATAGCTCCAAGGGCAATCAGCATGAGAGCGCAGTCAGCCTGTAGATAGAGAGAGTGGGTATCCCCAGCCTCGCACGCTGCTGATTGAGCCCACGCCAGGCCTCTTAACGACGCTGCACACGCACAATCAGGTGTTGTTTATGCACACTTGATGGTCATAGACATCATGCGAGGGGTGCTTGAGCCCAATGCATGACAGCTAACATGTTGATAGACATCATATTGCTGCGATGTACCTTCGCATAATGTTCAGTATGTAACATTGGCATTATCGCTACTGACCAGGCCTGACGGGTCCCTTCTGGCCCCCGGTGGAGGGGCAAATTCGTGTGGAGTTGAATCGCCATCACCCCCTGTCCTAAACCGCTGGAGTCCAAAGAGTGAATTCTGACGCCTACACAGAGGCTGAGCGCCGGGAAGCGATGAGGCTGTACCTGTTACATGGTACGTACGAGCGGGCCTCACAGGACTCAGGCGTGCCTGTCACGTGAATATCGAACTGGAAGAGCCGGGATCGGGCGTGGTGGGATCGGATTTGCGCGGAGTTGATCGTCGAGATCGAGGGGAATTACCGCCCGGGCTGGGTTCGGGTGCTGGGAAAGGCGATCGAGGTGATGGAGAAGCGCCTGGACGAGGGTGATCCGAAGGTCACGAAGGATGGAGTCGTGATGGTGGGGGTTCCGGCGAAGGAGGCGGCGGTGATTGCGGGGATCGCGGCGGACAAGTTGAGGCAGTTTGCGAACGTGCCGCAGACGCCTGAGACGCAGGAGGCGCGCCGGATCAGGCTGAAGGCGGTGGCCACGTCGGACGTTTCGGTTCTCAAGACGGGCTAGCGCGAAATGAACGTTTCACGTGGAACAGGATTAGCGCAACCTTTTAACGCAGGCTTCCGAGCCGGTAGAAACATCTAGTTCGTATGATCCCGTTCCTGACGCCACACGACTGGGAGGTGGCGCGGGAGGTTGAGGGTTTCAGCCGCCAGTATCTGGTCGCGCGGTACGACAATCCGCGTGCGATTCCGGCGGCTCACCGAGAGTGGTGGGCGCTGTGCATGTCGGACCATCCGCAGGTTGCGATTGCCGCCCCGCGGGGACATGCGAAGTCGACCTGCATCACCTTCGCCTACGTGCTCTACGTGCTGCTGGACCGGCGGGCGCAGCACCTGCTCCTTCTGGGATCGAACGAACAACTGGCGTCGGCTTTCCTGTACGACATCAAGACGGAGCTCGCCGAGAACGAGCCACTGCGGGCGGACTTCGGGGTCAAGGGCTTCCAGAAGGAGACCGAGACCGAACTGATCGTCGAGATGGAGGACGGGCACAAGTTCCGGATTCTGGTGAAGGGTGCCGGCCAGCGGATGCGCGGCATCAAGTGGGAGCGCAAGCGGCCCGACCACTGTGTGTTTGACGACATGGAAGACGAGGAGATGGTCCTCAACGAGCAGCGCCGGGAGAAATTCCGCCGCTGGTTCTACGGAACCGTGCGGCCGATCCTGAGTTCGGGCGGAAAGATTCGCGGCGTCGGGACGATCATCGCCTACGACTCGCTCCTCGAGCGCTTCATGCCGAACCCCAAGGCTTCCGATACGGTCCGGGAACCCTTGCGCACGTTTTCCCTGAAGCCGCACTCGTGGTGCTCGGTCAAATACCGGGCCCACAACGAGGATTTCTCGCAGATTCTCTGGCCAGAACAGAGAAACGCCGAGGACCTGAAGCGGATCAAGGCCGAGTATGCCTCGATCGGAGAAGCCGGAACCTACGGCCAGGAATACCTGAACGATCCGATCGATTCTGCGACGGCCTACTTCCGCCAGCAGGATTTCGTGGCGATGCGGCCTCAGGATTTCGAGACTCGGAAGACGTACTACGCCGCGGCGGACCTTGCGATCGGCGAGACGGAGCGGAATGCGTACACCGCCATGGTCGTCGGAGGCCTCGATTCTGATGGTTTCCTGAACGTCGTCGATGTCCGTCGGGAACGGTTCGACGGCGAGCAGATCGTCGATGAGATGTTCTCGATCCACGAGGCGTGGAACCCGTTCATCTTCCGCCTCGAGTCGGAAAACATCGAGAAGGCGATCGGTCCGTTTCTCTACCGGAAGATGGATGAGACCGGTCGCTACATCAACATCGATTCGAAGGCGCCAACCAAGGACAAGGACAAGCGCGGGCAGAGTATTCGCGCCCGGATGAGGGCCGGAAAGGTTCGCTTCAACAAGGATGCGGAGTGGTATGCGGCGTTCGAGGAAGAACTGCTCAAGTACCCGAAGTTTCCCTACAAGGATCAGTTCGACGCTTTTGCCTGGCTGGGCCTGATGCTCGAAGAGATGATCGAGCCCGAGACCGACAAAGAGCTTGAAGAGGAAGAGTACCGCGAGGCGTTCGAGTCTCAGGTTTCACAGGGCCGCTGCGCCACTACAGGTTATTGAGAATGAGTGAGCCGGTGATCTTTTACACGCGCGAAGAGTTGACTCTCGCCGTCAACAACATTTTGGAAGGCGAGCCGCCTCCGCATGATGAAAAGTCTACGAAGGCGGAGCGACTCGTGAGGCTTCTCGATGTGATTCAGCATGATCTATATGGGCGCGGCCAGCGCAAGGTACAGCAAGAAATAATCACCGCGCTCGATCTGCGGCAGCTTCTGCGCCAATGACCGAGCCCATCGCTTTACCCCTGCGCGAGATTCAACGCTCGCGCAACGTCGATGCATTGCTAACGCCTGAACAGAGCGATGCGATCGGCGATGAGGTCGTCAAGGGCTATGACGAGGATGAAGCCTCGCGCCAGGAGTGGAAAAAGCGCACCGAGGCGGCGATCAAACTCGCACTGCAGATGGTGGAGGCGAAGAGCTTCCCGTGGCCCGATGCCTCGAACGTCAAGTTTCCGCTGGTCACGATTGCCGCACTCCAGTTTGCCGCCCGCGCCTATCCCGCGCTGGTCAAAGCCCCTGACCTCGTCAAATACCGGGTCATGGGCGAGGATCAGGGAGGGCAGAAAGCCGCTCGGGCAAATCGGATCGGCCGGCACATGTCCTACCAGCTGCTCGACCAGGACGAGGACTGGGAAGAGGACACCGACCGGAAGTTCATCGTCCTGCCGATCATCGGCTGCGCGTTCAAGAAGACGTACTGGGATGCTCTGAAGGAGCGGAATTGCTCCAAGCTCGTTCTTCCCCAGAACCTCGTCGTCAATTACTACACGCGGACGCTCGAGGCCTGCGAGCGGAAGACTGAGGTTTTCGAGCTCTCCGACCGCGAGATCAAGGAAAAACAGCTTTCGGGGCTCTACTCCACGAAAGAACTGGGTCAGCCGCAGGTTCAGGACAAGAAGCTCTCCGACAAACGTCAGGGCCTCGCCGCGCCGCCGGTGGGTAAATCCACCGCCCGCGAGCTTCTCGAACAGCATTGCTACTTCGATCTGGACAACGACCAGTATCCGGAACCCTATGTGGTGACGGTTGAACGCTCGTCGAGAAAGGTGATGCGCATCGTTCACCGCTTCGGAGAGGTGGTGACGCAGCAGTCGCTGCAGATGAAGCAACTGGAGGACCAGAAGAAGTCAATGGGCCTGCAGTTGCAGGAGATGGCGCAGTCCCTTCCGCCTCCCACGGGCGAGGAAGACGAAAGCCACGTCGCCGCGGCGAATCAGATCGCGAGAATCGCAGAGCAGGTTCAGGCCCAGAACGCGCAGATCGATGCGCAACTTCAGGAGCTGCAAACCTCGAACGACGCGCAGCCTCAGGTGCTCCGAATCGACGCGCTGGAGTGCTACACCAAGTACGGTTTCATTCCCTCACCAGATGGAGGCTTCTACGATCTTGGGCTTGGAGCATTGCTCGGACCCATCAACGATTCGGTCAACACGCTGATCAATCAGCTGATCGATTCCGGGACCCTGCAGAACGGTTCACAGGGATTCATCGGCAAGGGCGCGCGCATTCAGGGTGGAGAGGTTCGTTTCCGGCCCTTCGAGTGGAAACGCGTCAATGTAGCCGGCCAGACGCTGAAAGACTCGCTGGTTCCGCTGCCGATCAACCAGCCCTCGACGGTCCTGTATCAACTTCTCTCCTTGCTGATCGGGTACGGAGAGAAGGTGTCCTCGGTCAATGAGGCGATGACCGGCAACAATCCGGGCCAGAACACCCCTGCGTACAACATGCAGGCGATGCTCGAGCAGGGCCTGCAGGTGTTCAACGGTATCTTCAAGCGTTTGTATCGCAGTTTCAGGAAGGAACTACGCAAGCTCTACACGCTCAACCGGATTTATCTGAATCCGATCGAGTATTTCGAGACGATGGACGGCCGTTTTTCGGCTCTCCAGCAGGACTATTCCGGAGACCCGACGGATGTCTTTCCGGCGGCCGATCCCAATGCCTTCTCCAATCAGGAGAATGCGATGAAGGCGCAGTTCCTCGCTCAGCGCGCGGCGACGGTTCCGGGATACGACCTCGCTGCCGTCGAACGACGCCTTCATGAGGCGATGGATATTCCCGACACGCAGGAAATCTATCCCCGGGACGAGAAGGGCCAGCCAACCATCCCGCCTCCGCAGAATCCGGAACTCGCTCTCAAGGCAGCCGAGGAACAGAGGCGAACGCTCGAAGCGCATTCCCGCATGGAGATCGATGCCGCGCGCGCCGATTCCGATATCGCGGTGAACGAATCAGAGATTCTGGTCAGACAGTACGAACTTCAGCAGGGCGATGCGCAACTGATGATTGATCAGTTCAAGGCCCTGACAGCAAGGCTCGATGCCAATAGCAAGCGGATCAAGGCCATCGCAGATGACAGAAAGTCGAAACAGCCCAAAGCAGCAGCAAGTTGACGAATGGATCGAAGGGTCCGTCAGCACGTATTTCCTCTCGCTCATCCGTTCACGTCTCGATCGCACCTGGCAGGCGCGCGCGAACGTGTTCTACATGGGTGAGCCCCAGCGCACGCAGGAGAACAAGGTGTGGCTGCTGGGAGAGGAGAGCGTGCTTCAGGACATCATCGATGCATTTGAATCCAAGGATTTATCAGTAGTTGAGGAAGTCGAGACAGATGAAGAACACATCAGGCATTCACCCCTGCGGCGACCGCGTACTCATCCAGCCGGATGACGTCGAGAAGGTGACCGACGGCGGGATCATCATCCCCGGCACCGTCGGCGACATGCACCAGATGGCGCAGTCGATAGGAACGTTCGTGGCCTCAGGCCCGGATGCTTATCAGGACCACGTCATCCGCTCGGACGGCAAGGTCAGCACACAGGGCTTCTCCAAGCCCTTTGCCAATCCCGGCGACCGCGTGGCCTTCGCCAAGTACGGCGGCCTTCAGGTCACGGGGAAGGACGGCAAGTCCTATCGGCTGATGAATGATGTCGATGTGACGGCCGTGGTCGAAGAAGGCGTCAGTTTTACCGATCTCAAATCAAGGCAGGCATTCCATGGATCAAGCAAGCGCTGATACAGCGGTCGATACCCGCGATTATGAAGCCGAGGCCCGCCAGCATGGCTGGATGGAGCAGGCCCAGTGGAAGGGCGCTCCGGAACGCTGGGTCGACGCCAAGACATTCGTCGAGCGCGGAGAACAGATTTTCTCCTACGTGCAGGCGAAGAATCGCGATCTGATCAAGACCGTCGAGGAGCTCAAGGAGGGCAACCGACTCTTTCGTGAGTTCCACGAACAGACTCTCTCCAAAGAGCAGCGAGCACGTGCAGCTGCAATATCCGCTCTGGAAGCAGAGCGCGCGAAAGCCGTCACCGATGGAGATGGCGCCGCTTTCGCCGCGAAGGACAAGCAGCTGCGCGAGATGCAGTCAGAGCCGCAGCCGAAAGTTGAACAGGTTCCGCCCGCAACCCAGGCCTGGCTCAACGACAACGCCTGGTACAACACGGACCCCGCGTTGCGCGGAATCGCTGACGGTCTTGCAGACCTCGTCGCGAAGGAGAATCCCGGCCTCAAGGGTCGCGCGTTTCTCGACAAACTGACCGAGCGGGTGCAGGCCGAAGTGCCGCACAAGTTCAAGAATGCCCGACGTGAGGAAAACATCACGACGGGACATCAATCCAATCAAGGTTCCAAGAAAGGTAAGACGTTCGAGAACCTCCCGCCAGATGCCCAGGCGGCGTGTGCGAAGTTCGAGCGCACGATTCCTGGCTTCACCAAAGAGAAGTATCTGGCTACTTACACCTGGGAGTAAGACATGACTGACAAGACACGCCGAGAAAGGACGCCGTTTTCCGCCAACCGGAAGCGGCTCGAAGTGACTACCAAAGAAGCAGGTTTCGTATATCGCTGGTTCAACGACCAGGACGACCGTATTCAGCGCGCACAGGATGCGGGCTACGAGTTCGTCAAGAAAGGTGAAACGCAGGTCGGTGACAAGGAAGTCGGCCGCGGCAACACGGACATCAACTCCCGGACCTCAACGGTCGTCGGGCGCACGGCGCAAAGCCAACCCATTCGAGCCTTCCTGATGCGAATTCCCGAACCCTGGTACCAAGAGGACCAGGCGAAGAAGGAGGCTGGAAATCGAATGGTGGATGAGGCGATCCGTGCCGGAAAGGCTGGCGGTGGCGCCATCAAGAATCAGTATGGTGAAGTGGACTTGCAGCGCAAGGAACTTCCCGCATGAATTCCTTCTGATGGCCATTCGCTTACATCGCCCCGAAAGGGGCTTTTTCATTTCTGGAGATGGGTAAATGGCCAATGCAGACACCCCGTTCGGGCTTCGACCCGTTCGGTATCTGAGCGGCGCTCCGTACAACGGAGCAGTCAACGTGTATTCCACCCCGACGGGGGACAATACGGCGATCTTCCTGGGCGACCCGGTTACGTATATCGGCACGTCGCAGACGATCAATGGAAACGTCTACGCAGACGTCAAGCAGGCGGCGACCAGCAACATCATCGTAGGTGTGTGCGTGGGCGTGGTTCCGGTCGATCAGTCCTCACTGATCTATCGGGCCGCATCCACACAGCGCCTGCTGCTGGTCGCGGATGACCCGAATCTGCTCTTCGAGATTCAGGAAGTCTCCGGCGGCACCTCGCTGACCGCAAACGACATCGGGCTCAACGCCGATTTCGTCGTGGGCTCTGGCACCACCGCCAACGGCATGTCGGGCGTCGAGCTCAACAACGCCACGGAAGCGGCGACCGCAACGCTGGACCTCCTCATCACGGGCTTCGTCAATCGCGTCGACAACGCGGTCGGCGAGAACGCGAAGTGGTACGTCCGGATCAACCGTCATCAATACGCCAACCAGGTCATTGGTAAGGCTTAAGGAGCACACACATGGCTGGCGTCATCACAACGGGCAATCACCCGAAAGCCCTCTGGCCCGGAGTTCATGCTTGGTTCGGTGCCAAGTACACGGAACATCCGGTGGAATACACCCAAATCTTCGACGTGCGCGAAGCCTCCCAGCGCAACTACGAAGAGATCGTCTCGCAGACCGGCTACGGTCTGGTGCCGGTCAAGACCGAAGGCGAAGGCACCAAGTACGACAGCAAGGCGCAGGGTTACACCACGCGCTTCACGCACCTTGCGTACTCGCTGGGCTACGTCGTGACCCGCGAAGCGCTCGCGGACAATCTGTATTCGGAAGTCTCGATGAGCGGCGCGGAAGACCTCGCCTTCTCGCTGCGACAGACCGAGGAGAATGTCGGGGCAAACGTGCTCAACCGCGCCCACACTGCAGGCTACGTCGGCGGCGACGGAGTCGTTTTGTGTGCGACCACCCATCCGCTGGCCCTCGGCGGTACGTGGTCGAACATGATCACGGCGGCGGACTTCTCGGAAGCCTCGCTCGAGGACCTCGCGATCCAGATCATGACCGCAGTAAATCCGCGGGGCATGAAGGTATCGATCATGCCGCAGCGGCTGATCATGCCGGTGCAGCTGGTGTTCGAGGCCGAGCGTGTCCTGAAGTCTCAGCTTCAGAACGACACGGCCAACAACGCCATCAACGCCCTGGCTTCCAAGGGCGTGGTTCCGGCGGTGGCGGTCAACCACTACCTCACTGACTCGGATGCGTTCTTCATGAAGACGAACGCTCCCCGGGGCATGACGTGGTTCGATCGCGAGGCGGTGGAGTTCAAGCAGGACGTGGACTTCGATACCGACAACGCAAAGGCGAAGGTCTACCGGCGCTTCTCGTGCGGCTGGGGCGATCCCCGCGGCATGTACAGCAACGGCGGCGGCGCCTGATCGATTCGAGGGGCTCGATTCCGAGCCCCTCTCTTCCAACTGTGAAACTTCCATAGGACCCCACCGGGGTTCACAGGAGATTGTTGTGCCTTCTTCAAACTATCCGAATGGCTTCTCCTCCGGGATCACGATCCGGGGCATCCCTCTTACTCAGACTCATCCCGGCAAGACGTTTTGGGTTTCCAATGCCGCAGCGGCCGCACTCACCGGACATCGGGCCGGGTCTGATGGCAACCGCGGCACGTTCGAGGCGCCGTTCGCAACGCTCGACTACGCCATCGGCCAATGCACCGCAGGTCGCGGTGACATCATCTTCATCAAGCCCGGTCATGCCGAGAACGTCTCCAGCGCCACGGCGATCCTGGCGGATGTGGCAGGCGTGGCTATCGTAGGACTCGGGATCGGGACCGCGCGCCCGACGTTCACCTTCGATACGGCGACGACTGCGAAGATTCCGGTCTCGGCCGCGAACGTCACTTTCTCAAACATCGTATTCGTGGCGAACTTTGCGGACATCGCGACGTTCTTCCTGCTCACCACAGCGCAGGGATTCACGGTGGATCGCTGCGAGTTCCGCGACACCAGCGCCATCCTGAATGCGCTGACCGTGATCACGACGACGGTGTCGGTGGTGGCTGATGACATCAGCTTCACCAACAACCGGGTGCTGTCTCTGGGCACGACCGCCGCCACCACGGCGATCAAGGTGCTCGGCACGCACAACAAGCTCACCATCTGCGACAACTACTTCACGCGTGCAGCGATCAGCAATACGGCGGTGGTTCTTGCGCATGCGGCGCTCGTGGTCACGAACCTCGATATGGGGCGCAACGTCGTCTTCAGTCCGACGACCGATACGTCAACGGGTGGCCTGCTGATCACCCGCACCGCCACCACCAATACCGGCATGGTCTACGACAACTACGTGAAGTCACTCGACGTGGCAGGCATGCTGATTGTCACTACCGGCAGTGCCTATGGTTTCACCCAGAACTTCATGTCCGGCACCGCGGACACCTCGGGAATAAACATTCCTGCGGCGGACAGCGACGGCTCGTGATCGAGCGCTTCAACTAACCCACGGGGCCCTTCGGGGCCCCTTTCTTTTGGAGCACTCACATGGCTGATGCGGTCGACTCTCTGGTCGTATTCAACGGCAAGCGCAAATACGTCATTCGCCTGACCAACGTCTCTGACGGTACCGGCGAGTCCGCGGTGGTCAAGGTCGACAAGTCGACCCTGACCGGACTCAACGGGCTCGAGCCTTCAAAGCTCATCGTCGAGAAGATCGAAGGCACCTGCGACGGAATGATGGCCCGACTGTTCTGGGATCACACCACCGACGATGAGATCGCGTTCGTGGGCGGACAGTTCTGTCACGACTGGACCTCAGCCGGAGGACTGGTCGATCCGGGGTCCTCAGGCGGCACAGGCGATATCCTTCTCACCACCACTGGTCATACGGCCGGTGACAGTTACTGCATCACCCTGACGCTGAGGAAGAAGGACTGATGCCATCCCTGGTCAAGACGCTCTCGCTCACCGCGAACGACATCATCGCGGCGGCCCTGAGAAAGAGTGGCGTCTATCAGTCTGGAGAGCCCGCGCAGCCTGAGGAAATTGAAGATGGGCGCATGGCGCTAAATTTGATGCTCAAGAGCTGGCCCGTCCGGGGTGTGGATATCCAGTGGCGCCAGACGATCACGGTGTTTCTATCCGCTGGAATTCAGTCCTACCAGATTGGCGATACGGGCGATCACGCCACCGCAAGCTACTTCGAAACGACGCTTGCGACACCCGGCGCTGCCGGCGACACGATGCTGACGCTGACTTCAACTTCCGGCATCAGCAGCGCGGACTTCATTGGTATTCGCCTGGACGACGGCACGCTGCACTGGTCGATCGTCAATTCACTGGGCACGCTGATCGGTTCTCCGTTGCCTTCGCCTGCCGCTGCCGGAAACGCGGTGTACACCTACACCACCAAAGCCCACCGCCCCCTGAAAGTCATCTATTCGATGCGTCGGGACGGTGATCGGGATGTCGAAGTCACCACCATCGGCGACACGGCCTATCAGGGACTCTCGCTGAAAGGCTCTTCAGGTCCTGTCAACCAGATCAACTACCAGCGTTCGAACGTGAATGGAACGCTGCGTGTCTGGCCGACCGGCGCTGGAAAACTCGTTCTCGTCGTGCAGAACGAGCCCGATACGTTCGTTTCGCTTACTGACACGCCGGACTGCTCTGCCGAGTGGTACGAGCCGATGATCTATGGTCTTGCGGTTCGGGTGGCTCCGGACTACGGACTCTTGTCCGCGAAGGAGATGATCACCTTGCGCGCGGATGCGGCGCAGATGTTCGAGGATGCTCTCAACTACGACGTGGAGAACGCTTCGGTCATCTTCGCGCGAGAGGCCCGGTGAGAGTGTCTTTCGGGGTGGAGAGCTATCTCCACCGCTCCAGGTCCCTTGCCTCGCAGCGGATGATCAACTGCTATATCGAGGCGGCGCCCGCGCAAGCGAAGACCTTCGCGGCCATCGTCGAGAACTATGGGATTTCCGCGCACCTCACGGTAGGGTCTGGATTTACGCGCGGCGGCAAGGAAGTCAACGACGTCCTGTACGTCGTCGTCGGTGAGGTGCTGTACCGCGTTCCGTCGTCAGGGCCTGCGGTGGCGCTTGGAAGTCTTCCCGGCATGGCCTACGTGGACATGGCCGGAGACGAAACGCATCTGATGCTCGTCACGAGCGGGCTCGGATACGTGTGGGACGGCCGGATCATCCAGAAGATCACCGCCGAGGGTTTCCCCGGCGCGGAATGGGTGAAGAACATCGATGGGTACTTCATCGTTGGTGTGCCCACGTCGGGACGGATTGCGATCTCCGCGAATCGTGATCCGCTCACGTGGGACGCGCTCGACTTCGCAAGCGCGGAGGCGAATCCGGACGATAACGTCGGAGCGGAGGACGACCACCGGGAACTGATTCTCTGGGGCCGGCGGACCGGACAGGTGTTTCAGAACACCGGGGCCGCGGATTTCCCGTTCGAAGCGGTGCCGAACGGCCTCTTCGAAGTCGGTCTCATGTCTCGCTATGCACACGGGAAGATCGACAACACGGTCTATTTCCTCGGGCATGACGGGATCGTCTACAAGCTCAACGGGTACAAACCCGAGCGAATCTCTCAGCACTGGGTTGAGCAGATCATCGAGGACTGGCCGGACAAGACCTGCTTCGGCATGGTGTGGGTCGAGGGCGGACACAAGATGTTCGCGCTGTCCTCGGACACCGGAACCGTCGTCTTTGATATCGCAACCGGCAAATGGCACGAACGCTCGAGCCTCGGATTCGATCGATGGCGTCCTCTGTTCATCATCCGCGCCCACGACCGCTGGTATGTGGGCGACTACTACACCAACCGGGTTGGCATCCTCGATCCCGATGCTTTCATGGAGTGGGATGACGTTCTGAGGTGCTCGGCGACGTCCTCGTCCCTCTCGGATGACAACAAGCGCATTCGGCATTCACGGCTGGAGCTCATCTTCGAGCAGGGCGTTGGCATCAACCAGGGGCAGGGCTCAGACCCCAAGGTGATGCTCGACTGGTCTGACGACGGTGGGCGAACGTGGTCAAACGAGCACTGGCGCAGTCTCGGCAAAATGGGGAAGTTTCGCACGCGCACGATCTGGTACCGGCTCGGCTGGTCGCGTGATCGGGTGTATCGCTATTCGATCTCCGATCCGGTCCGACGGACGCTGGTTCTCGCGACAGCTAACGCCGAAGAGGCCGCGAACTGATGGGCATCAAGCCGTTCAAGGTCATGCCGACGAACGAACGGGAGTGGGCAAGATTCCTGCAGCAGTCCGAGATCGCCCCGGATCAAGGTAGCGTCACCCCCGATACGCTGTCCACCACCACGGTGTCGCAGTTCCAGGCGACAGCGGATGCGTCTTCAGCCGCTGCGGTCGCCTCGCACGTTGCGGAGACTGATCCGCACACACAGTACGCAACCGATGCGGCCGCTTCCGCTCTCGCGGCCAGTGCGCAAGCTGGTGCGATCAGCGAGGCCAATGCGAATACCGCGTCGGCTCTCGCCATGCATGTCGCCGACACGAACCCGCATCCGGTGTATCTCACACAGTCCGAAGGCGATGCGCGCTATCGGGAATTGACGGATGCGGTGACGTATGGGGAATTGACCGGGAAGCCTGCTGGACTGGCGCTGATATTCAGCGGAACCGGCACGCCAGAGGGCGTGGTTACGGCAGGAGTGGGCGCCGTCTTTCTGCGGACCGACGGCGGCGCGGGAACTGCGTTCTATGTCAAAGAGACTGGTTCTGGAAATACAGGTTGGGTTGGCAAGTGAAGCTTCACTCTCTCATCGTTGATGATTTTCTGGATGACTTCGCTGGCTGGCGTGCGTGGGCCGATACGCTTGATTACGTCAGCATCGAGAATCCTGCGGACTCTGTTTCTTATCCAGGCATCTTCAAAGAGATGCCGACATGGGGACTCACTAAACGGCTCTCCGCTGTGATGCGGGCCGAGGTTCGACTCAAGGCTTTGTTCATGCGCCTGTCGCTGAAGGGTGTTCCTGTCCCGCACCAAGCCCACAACGACGCCGTAATGGGCGACTACTCTCTGATGATCTACATGAACAGGCGTGAGCACTGCTCCGGCGGTACTGAATTGGTGCGACATGCAGAAGGGATGGACGGCGTTCCGCGCAACGCGATCGAACTGAACACATGGCAGAACGACACAAACCGCTCTGAGATGTGGACCGCTTACAGCCAATGTGAGATGAGGCCGAACCGCGCCTTTATCTTCGACGCAAGCTTGATGCATCGGGCAATACCGATTGGCGGTTTCGGCACTGACGCAACCAACGGCCGCTTGGTCATGACAGCATTCTTCAATCTATGACGATCAGGCTCGCAACAGAGAGTGACCTCTCACACATCGTTCGGATGGGAAGGATGTTCTGGGCTCAGACCTCATTCAGCCATGTTCCCTACTGTCCAGATTCGATCACCCTCGCGGCTCGCGAAATGATGGGGATCGGCTTGCTTCTGATGGCAGAAGTGGATGGAAAGATTGCTGGAGCAGTTGGCGCAGTCGTGTGCCCTCTCTATGCGAACCGCGATGTCCTGCTCGGCAGCGAGCTTTTCTGGTGGGTGGAACCGGAATTCCGCAATACCGGGATCGGCAAAGAGATGATCTTCGGTATCGAGAAAGCTGCCAAAGAGGCAGGAGTCGCGATCTTTTCGATGATGGCGCTTGAGAACGTCGAGCCGGAAAAGGCTTCGGCGATCTACCAGCGACTAGGCTACCGGCCAACCGAACGCGGATTCTCCAAGGTACTGTAAATGGCCCTAATTACTTCGGCAGTAGTCGTTGGTGCTGCAGCAGTCGGTTCTGCCGCTATCTCCGCCAACGCAGCGAAGAAAGCGCGGAAGGCGCAGACCAGCGCCGCGAACGACGCTATCGGGTACCAGCGCGAGTCTCGCGACCTGCAACTTGCGTATCAGAAGCCCGCGAGAGAGGCTGGGTACGCGGCGACCGCCGCCCTGATGGACATGACGGGTCTGTCACGAAAGCGACGCTCCGCCATCGATGCTGCGCAGGGCGCAGATACTGCGTCTGCAGATGATCCAAACTCGGCGGTGTTCCGGAACGCATTCGGAAAGTTCTATGGAATGGGCGCCGGTGCGGGTGCGGACGCGCCTGCAGAAGACTCGGATGTGCCAGACCTCTCAAGCTACGACCAGTACAACTGGCAGACGGACCCGGGTTACGCCTTCCGTTTGAGTGAAGGCAACAAGGCAATCGAGCATTCGGCTGCGGCACGCGGCGGGATGCTCTCTGGCGCGGCTACAAAAAGTGCGCTTAGGTATGCGCAGAACTACGCATCCCAGGAATACCAGAACGTGTACCAGCGCATCGCTGCCATCGCTGGGTTTGGACAGCAAGCGACGAATGCTAGCGGAAACGCAATTCAGCAGGCCGGCAACAATATCAGTGCCGCCACAATGGATGCTGGAGCTGCTCGAGCATCGAGTTACGTGGCTCAAGGTAACGCGTGGGCCGGAGCGGTGAATCAGATTGGACAGGCCGCAGGCTACGGCATGGGCGGCATTGCCGGCGGCGCCTCGGGCATGGCCAATAACTACATTCCCAAGTATGGAGCGTACGCCTGATGGCTTTCGATATCGCCGGAGCTCAGCAACTCGGACAGCCGGTCTCGTCATTTTTGCAGGGGCGCTCCCTGCGGCTGGCGGAAGAAGGCCAGAGGCAGCGATCCGCGCTTGCAGTTGCGGCCGATTCTCGCGCCGAGGATGAGCACGCTACCAACATGAAGCTCGCCGACATCAAGTTCGGCGAGCAGAAGGCTAAGCAGGTTCTTGCGGCGGCCGAGCAGGTGCTCGCGAAGAAGGACGGTCGAAAAGCCTACGTCGAGCAGGCGCATCCTGAGTTTGTGAAGGAATTCGAAGCCAAGGGCGGTGACTGGAAGGACGTTGACGACAATGATGTCGCCGAGTACGCCACTGCCGTGCGCGACCACGCTGCATCAGAGCTCGGCATCACTCCAGGCAAGGGAGAGGACTTCACGCTCAGTCCCGGTCAAGAGCGCTGGGAGGGCGGCAAGAAAATCGCCTCTGTTCCTCTCAAACCGGATGCGATGACTCCGTATCAGCAGGAGCAGCTGAAACTGGAGAAAGAGAAGCTCGCGTTCGAGAAATCGAAGCCGTCTCCGGGCGAGAAGCCTCCAATGGGCTATCGCTATGCTGCGGACGGAAACCTCGAGTTCATCCCGGGCGGACCCGCTGATCCAGCGACCGCGTCGAACTCCAGAACGTTGAAGCCAATCCCGTCGGCCGCCGCTCAGGGAATAGTGGGCAACCGAAGCTCCCTCAGTCAGATTGAGCGAGCGCTCAAGGCCGTACGCGACAATCCGGACGCCTTCGGCGCGCATAACGTGCTGCCTGATGCCATTACGCAGCGCCTCGATGGCAAGGAATTTTCAGGAGGCGTCGACGCTCGCGCAAAGGTAGCAGATATCGGAAGCCTGAAGATTCATGACCGGTCGGGTGCTGCTGTGACGGCTGCGGAGTTCCCGCGCCTCAAGCCATTCATTCCTCAGATGACCGACAAGCCGGAGGTGGTGAAGACGAAGCTGGAGAACTTCAAGGCGAATCTCCAGGCCATGAACGATGAGGCCGAGAGCTTCTACTCCACCGATGCCGGCTATCGGCCGATCTCTGAAGGTAAAGGCGGCAAGGGCGGCGGTGGAAAAGGCCCGACCGTGGGGATGGTTCAGGACGGGTACCGCTATAAAGGTGGAAATCCGGCTGATCCGCATAGCTGGGAGCCTGCCAAATAATGGCGGGGCCTTGGGAGCAGTACGCTTCCGCTGAGAATCCCGCGCCCGCCGGCCCGTGGGCAAAATACGGAGCAGACGCTGGCGCGGATGGTTTGCGTGAAGCCGGGAATATCGACCTCCATAGCCGACCGACGGTCAAGAACGCGGACGGCACAATCAGCACTGTGCGAAGCATTTCGATCGGGACCGACAAGGGCGAGGTTCTGATTCCTACCGTCAGCGACGACGGTCGAATCATGTCGGATGATGAAGCCATTCGTTCGTACAAGCAGACCGGCAAACATCTTGGTGTGTTCGATACCCCCGATCACGCAACCGCTTACGCTGAGTCCCTGCATAATGACCAAGCAAAGGAATACGCCGCCAAGGGAGGTGCACGCGATCCAGTCGCAGCGGCTCCCGATCTCAATACACGCGATGACCTGACCGGCAAGGAGGAAACAGGTCGAGCGGCAGGGCTTGTCCTGCGTTCTGGTATCAACATCGCTGCTGGCCTTCCGGCCCTCGCCGCCGATGCAGGCGTAGCCCTTCGGAATCTCGTGACGGGTAGCGACTATGAGCTTCCATCGCACATGTTCCAGGCGGCGCTCGATGAGTACCTGCCGCATCCGGAAACCTTCGGCGAGAAGGCCGCAGACTTCGTTGGAACAGCGCTTCTCAGTGCTCGGATGCCTTCCCCCAGTGCCGCCCAAACCGCGCCGGGAGCATTGCTGCCGCGCCTGAGCGAGAGTGAACCGGTTCGCGCAGTCTCAGGCAAGGCGATGCAGATAGCGGCCGGAAAGAAGGCTGTTATCGAGGCTGGCGCAAAACATGATGTGCCAGTGTTCTTTGACGACGTGAGCACGAGTGCGCTCGCCAAGAAGACGGGCGTGCTCGCGGAGAATGTGCCCGTCGTCGGAACGGCCGCTGGCCGGGTCGCGCAGGCCGCGAAAGCCAAAGAAGCTGCTGAGCAAATCGTCAACAAGTACGCGCCAAACGTCGTGGACGATGTTCCCGAACTTGTTCAACAGGGCCTGAAGCGTCAGTTGGGCACCTTCAAAACGCAAGTCGGCGCCCTTTACGCAAAGGCTGCCGCGCAACTCGATCCGGCAGGTGACGTTTCGCGCGCAAACTTCACCAAGGCGATTTCGGAGGGACTCGCGAATCAGGAACGGCTTGGAAGTGTCGCCAGCCCCGAGATCACCTCGTTGCTGACGAAATACAAGGATGCACCGCAGGGCAACTTCTCGTTCATGCGCGAGTTGCGCTCGCAGTTGAGTTCGGAGATATCCGAGTACTACACCGGCAAGAACGCGACGATTGGCGAGAAGGGAGTCGCTGAGCTTCAGAAACTAAAGAACGGACTGGACGAAGATATGGCGTCGTTCGCGGAAACGGTCGGTGGCGAAGCGAAGGCCGCATGGAAGCAGGCGGACTCGTTCTACAAGACGAATCTCGTGCCATTCAAAGAGGCCGGGTTTCGTGATCTCGTCAAGACAGCCGAGCCAGAGAAAGCGTGGAAGTATCTTCTTGCGCAAGATGGTCTGAAGTCTCGCGCGGCGCGCATGTATCGCTCGCTGGATGACGAGGGGCGTGCCTCTGTCCGCTACGGGATGGTGAAAGACGCTCTGGATTCTGCAACGAACCAGAATGGAACATTCGGCCCGGCCCGCTTCGCCAAGTACATGGAAGACCATGCAGAGACTGTTGGCACATTCTTTCGTGGCAATGACAAGGCCGAAATAGACGGCTTCACGAAGCTCATGCGCGCCGTTGAGCGATCAGGGCAGGTTGCCGAAAACCCGCCCACAGGTAATCGGCTTGTGCTTCCCATACTGAGTGCGGCTGCCGGCGCTGGTGCAATCACCGCGCCCGGCACAACTGCCTTGGCGCTGGGCGGAACACTCGGCGTCAAAACCCTGTTTCAAACGACGCGCGGGCGAAATCTCCTTCTGGCTCTTTCGAGTTCAAACGGTGACGAGTTCAACAAGCTCGCACAGAAGGCCGCGACCATGATCAGCGTGACTGCTGCGGCTGAGCGCCAGGACTCTGAGTAGCCTTGGGCTTGCATAGGGCGCGATACGCGTCTGGCTGCATCGCCTCTGGTTTGAGCATTGAGCATAGGGCCGAGTCGCGCTCATCGGCTTGCTGGCGCAAGCGTTCATTCTCAAATCGTGCCTGCTCAAGTTGCTGGCGCAATTTTTCATTTTCGACATCAAGCTGAACCGCGCGTTCCGCTGGCGCCTGTTCGAGCTTTTTTGTCTGCGCTTCTACTTGCCTGCGCTGAGCTTCGAGTAACGCAGTTTCAGCCGCACGGGCGTCGGCTTCTTGTCGCATAGCGCGGCCCTGCAGAAAGGCTCCGACTGGATTCGCCTGCTGCTGTCCTGCGGCAATGTCGTACGGAACGCGGGGCTGGATCGTACAAGCGCTTCGGCAGTACGCGCCGGAATAACGGGCGCTGCAATCGGTCATGCATTGGCTATCGACACGTTGAGCTACGGAGACCTGCGTCGCGAGGACGAAGGCAAAAGCTAGCGCGTATTTCACGAGATTCTCCCTGACTTTCTATCAAGCCCGCCCTGTGCGGGCTTTTCTATTTGTGAGGTCCTGTGAGCAGACTTCTTCCCCAGCCGTTGTTGTTTTATCAGGACGCCAATGGCCGCCCCTTACCGGGAGCCAAATGCTACACCTACCTGTCGGCGACGGACACGCCGACCGTCACGTATCAGGATTCGGCGCTCACTATTCCGCATGCGAATCCGCAGGTTGCGCTCAATGATGGCTATTTTCGCCCGGTCTACAGTCAGGCGGGTCTCGAGCTAAAAATCGTCCTGACGGATGCGGCCGGCGGCAATCCCCGCACGATCGATCCGGCGTCTCCGTTCGTGCTGACCTCCGAAGAGGTTGGCGATCTGATTTACCCAACGACTGACGCCGAGACCAACAGTGGCGTCGTCCCGACGGATCAACTCAAGAGCACCGCCCCGTATGACGTCACTCGCGTAGGAATCGCGGCTGGGAGTCTGGGAGCGGCGACGGACAACACGGCCGCTGCCATCCAGCTGTTTGATCCGACCAAGAACGGCATCAAGGGAGATGTCTTCTTTCCGAACAATTCTGGCACAGATACCTACTACTTCAACGACATGATTCAGTTGAGGGACGGTCTCCGCCTGAATCTGAATTGGTCAACGCTCGATTTCACGAAGACTTACGCCGCTGCCGATGACCTGATGGGTTTTTTGAACGCCATTCGGGACGTGGTCATCGAGAACGGCAACATCAACATTCATTTCGACGGGTCTGCTGGAGTCAATGCAGGCCCTGCTATTCGACTCGGAAGCAGGCTCGGATACAAGTTCGGCGCGTACCCAGGCGGTGTCGAGGAAGAAGACCTCACTGTCCCGATGGGTAACATCGTCTTGCGCAATTTGCGCATCACGAGTAACAACCCGATTCCCGTCATCTTCATGTTTGGAGGGCTGCGGAACGTCCGTTTCGAGAACGTCACCATCAATGGCATGGCAATGGCGCCACATGGCGTCTATTACGAGTTTGGCGACTGGCACTACGAGGCAGCGGTGCTCAACCGCAAGACCACGCACGCAAGCGGCATTCACTTCATCAACTGTTCCGTGACCAATCTCGATCCTGCCGCACTGGATGGCGGCGGCTTTGCCTTCGTGGGTGCAGGGCAGGTGCTGCTGGAAAACTGCGACACCGACGCGGGCTTGAACGGTTTCCAGTTCCGCCCCGGCGAAGCATTGTACTTCAATCCTGGGCCGCCTGATGTCGGCATGACCAAGCGCTGCATGACGCTTATCAACTGTCGTGCGAAGAACGGCACCAACGTCGCACTTCAACTCACCGGCGCTGAATCAAAGGCGGGCGGCTATCTGGCCGGCGAACCCTCGGTCGGTGAAACTCAGCAGACCGACCTGATGCGCTTCGTGATCATCGGCGGCATCTTCTCTGCGGCTGGCAAAGGATGCGATGTATCAGGTCCGGTCGAGATGCATAGCGTTACGTTCAACGGTGCCGCTTCAAGCGGCCAGCTTGTCGTCAGTGACGAGTGCATTCGCGGCACGTTCACCAACTGCGAGTTCAGAAACTCCACGGGCATCGGTGTTAGGGCAAACGTCGGCGATCATCTATGGGCCACCACGCGCCTGAAGACGCTCATCTTCGACAACTGCCAGTGCGCAGGCAACGCGGGCAACGGCTACTCATTCGGGCACACCAAGAGCGTCGAGATTCGGGGCGGCCGCATCGGTTACCAACTCGCACTCGACGGCGTCGCGGAGAGTTCGCAGACAATCGGGGTCAACGTCGATCAAACCTCGCTCGGCGGCGGCGTCTACTGCTATGGCGTGGATGCTGCGACCTCTGGCGGCGTTGCGTACTCCATCGTCGGCACGATCACCAACCCATGTGGCCTCTACCACCCCAAGGGCACGGTTACGACGACTGGCGCGTGGGACATCGACGGCGTTGCGCGCACCGACGACAGCAACTTCACCTCGAAAACCAGTTTCCTGAATACCGCTGGCAAATACGCCGGACGGAAAGCCTTCAACACCACCGACAACAAGGAGTATTTCGCGCGTGGTGCAACAGATGTGTCGGTCTGGGGAGTAGCGGATGCCTCAGCCACCATCACACCGGCATAGGGATCAGTCGAGGTAGAGATGAATGATTGGCCAAGCGATCTTAAAACCTTCGTTCTTTGGCTCGTGACCGGAGCGATGTCCTTCATAACATGGCTCGGCCATCGGCAACTGAAGCGACTCGACTTGCTGGAGGCGAACTACGTGAGCAAATCAGACTTCGAGAAGCGGCTGAAAGAGATGAGCGTTGATAGGGAACGCATGCATGCGGAGAACCAGCGCAAGCTCGATAGTATCGAAGAGGGAGTCACTGGCACGCATAAGCGAATGGATGACCTCTATCGCGATCTGATTCGCGGTGACGGGCGATGAGCGCGCTACAGGAGCAGTTCGCCCAGAGCGTGGCCAACCTAATCAAGAAGGCTGGCGAGCTCGGGTACGGGGTGACGTTTGGTGAAGCATGGAGAACGCCAGAGCAGGCTGCAATCAACGCCGATAAAGGCTCGGGCGTCTCTAACAGTCTGCACATGGATCGACTCGCCATCGATCTCAACCTGTTTAAGGATGGCGTGTACATCGTCGATGATCGTGGCCATCGAGAACTTGGAACGTGGTGGAAGACGCTTGGGCCACGATATCGCTGGGGAGGAGACTTCCGAGACAGTAAGGGCCGACCAAAACCAGATCCGAACCATTACAGCCTGAGTCCCGATGGGGTGCGCGGATGAATCCCTTCGCCCGCCTCTGGAGAGCTCGAACGACGCTCTTCGGCTACTTCGGCGTGATCCTTGGAGTGATCGCAACCACTGACGGACTCTTCTCACCCAAGGCGCTGAAGTGGATCATTCTGATCAACGGCATTCTCACGGCCTGCCTTGGTCACTACAACAACCTGCGCATCCGGCAAGCCGAGCGCAAGCAGGCGGAAGAATGAACTACCTCCGCATCGCCGGGATCGCGATTCTCGCTGCAATCCTGATGACCTCAGGCTACAAGATGGGCGCTCGCGCATGGAAGGCCAAGTACGACGCCGAGGTATCCGCCCAATGGCAACAGAAAGCGAAGGGCGAAGAGGTCGCGCGGCAAGCGCTCGAGAGGCAGCTGGCCGACTCCCGCGCCGTCGCCGAGAACAACTCCACCGTCATCGTGAGGCTTCAGAATGCCAATTCTCAGATCATTGCTGATCGCGACAACGTCGGGGCTATGGTTCGCCGGCTGCTCGCCAGTTCGGCCCGATCCTGCCCCAGTGCTGATTCAGTGCCTGCCGCCGACGGTGGACGATCAACTGCTGGTACCAGCGAGACACGAAGCGATGGACGCTTTGCTGGACTACTTGCGAACGCAGTCACCGAGTCCAAACTGAACAATGTCCAACTCGATGCGTTGATTGGTCAGATACGTCCGCAACTGGAGAAGTGACATGCTCAGCCTCGCCTTCGTCATCGTCGCGCTGGTCCTTGCGCTGCTCGCCGCCTTCAACGTGCCATCCAAGGTCAGCCTGCTGGCGCTGTCGCTGGCGGCCTACTACACATCCCTCCTGCTCGGCCGCCTCTAGGTCCCGGCCGCAGCCTTTCGTTTGGCTGCTTCAGCCTCGCGCCGCGCCTCATCAGTTCGGGTCTTTGGGCATACCACCCCATAACGCGTAGCCCATAAAGCCGCCTCCAGAACCTCCTTGTCGGTCACCCTCGTGGCGTACTCGCAGAATACGGCGCGCTGCCATATCTCGTTGTAATCGACGGGAGTGCTATCCAGGCTCTCCGCAGCAAAGCAAGGAGTGCAGAGTAAAAAGCAGACGATTGCTGTTCTCATCCTTACGGGACGAGACGTCGCAATGCGTTCCGTTACCTGCGCTTCAAACTAACCACCTTCGGCCCGCTCTCCTCGATAGGAATCTTCAGCCGCAACGCATCCTCGACGACGCGCGTGTGGTAGCAGTTCGCGTGGCTCCCCTGGTCGGGTGGGCGCTTGTCCCAACAAGTACAGACCCACCCTCGACGACCCGATCCCAGATCGCCCTGCGAGACTGTCTCGCCTTCGATTTTGTAGGAGTCGGCTACGCAGTACATGCTCATGGGCTGATCCTGCCAACTGTTGCAGTAGGGCGTCCAGCCAGCACTGCGCCTGCCGCCATACTGGATGGGATGTCCAGCGACTTCACCTGCTCGACGCCGCGACGGTAAACACGGAGCGTCATTCCAATATTGGAATGCCCCAGCAATCGCTGAGCGATTTCAGGCGTTGCGCATTTCGTGGCACAAAGAGCGCGGATATCGTGAAAAGTGAAACGGGTTCCACCACGTTTCACGTATTTGTTCATCGTTCTTTGCCAAAGGGCACGGAATCCTTCCGACGTGTAGCGCCCGCCAATCTTCCTTGTGATCACGTACTCGCCGCGGTTCGGCAGCATCCAGCATCGCCCGAAGACGCGTTTGAGCTCCGGGCTGATCTCGATCGCCAGGCGCTTGCCCGTCTTCCCTTGGTTCACGTGAACCTTCCCGCCCTTTAGCTGCGTCCACTTCAGATCCAGAAGGTCGCCCTGCCGCTGCCCCATGTGCAGGGCCAAGTCCATCATCAGCTTCACGCGTAGCGGCGCGATCGCTTGCACGCCGTGGAATTCGTGGTCCTCGATCAGCCGGTCTCGAGGCTGCGATTTCGGCCGCTTCACGTCCCTCAAGACGTTGCGCTCCATGACGTACCAGAAGCTCACCGCCTGGGTGAATGCGGCTGAGAGCACCGCCAGCTGCCTGACGCGTTGAACCCGGCCTTTCTTCCCTGGAGCGACCTGCAAGAACGGCCCGAAGTCCTTCGGCTTCAGTTCGTCCGCGATGTGATGGCCGAAGATTCGGCGCAGGTGATTGCAGTGTCGTGCGTAGTCCTTTTGGGTTTGGCGGGCGAGGAGGGGAACGCAATCGCGTTCGTATCTGTCGATGATCTGGGCGACAGTCCAGGGGGTGGTTTGTGTTTGCACCCACCCCATTCTTCACACAGGTGCATCGCCGTAAATTCACCTCCGCCTCACCTGTCGAACTGATTAAAGGCTGTGGGGGAATCTGTACGGACTTGAATCAGCCGTATCCGATTTTCAAGGCTTTACGCGGCCACGAAATATATTTCGACCGTTTAAGTCATTGGTTTGATTACGCCTTCTTCTTGAGCCCTGTTCTCATAATGCCGGGGTCGAGGGTTCGAGTCCCTCCCTCTCCACCAAAACAATCACTTGCGTTCGTCTCTGAGGTTTCCGCATCGACTGTGGGGGAATCTGGGCGCAAAAGCGTCCGGTTCGCGAACTGCGTGAGGTGTCCCGGGTCGAGGTGCGAGTACTTCTGAGGCATCTGCAGGGACTTCCAGCCGCCCAACTCCTGCAGGAACCGCGGTGGCGTACCCGACTGGGTTTGCCAGCTGGCCCATGAATGTCTCAGCGTGTGGAAGGTGACTCCCTCCAGGCCCACGGCTTTGCACTCCCGCCTCCACATCTTGGTCGTCACCTGTTGGATGGGTGCGCGCTGGCGGTACACGAAGACGTACCGTTCGTGCTTCCCAGCCCACCGCTCGAGCACCCCCATGGCGTCGTCGTTCAGTGGGATCGGGATCGGCTCGCCACTCTTACTCAGGTAGCCCGGCACATAGCAGCACCGTCTCACCATATCGACCCGTGACCACTCCAGATGGGTGACGTTGGATCGGCGCAGCCCGGTCGCCAGCGCGAAGATCGACATGTCGCAGGTGTGGGAGGGGAAGCGCTCCAGTAGAACGATGGCCTGCTCCCTGCTTACCCACCGTCGCTCGCCTTCTGGGTCGGCGAACAGGAGCACCTTGGGAGCGCGGATCAGCATCTTCCAGTCGTCGCTCGCGCATCGGTGCAGGACCGACGACAGGACGGCGAGCACCCGATCGCACGTCGAGTGTTTCCACGTGCGCTCGGTCTTCCAGTTGTGTCCCCGGCATACCCGAAGCTCGAGCAGCGAGCGGGTGGTCAGGATCGCATCGTAGGTGATGTCGTCAAGGTACTCCCCATCGAAGTACTCGTTCAGGACATCGATGCAGCGCTGGGTGCGCTCCCAGCTTCGAGTGCCGGAGTGTTCCAGCGCGAACTTCGTTACCGCGTCGTTCCAGGTGTACCGCTGTTCGCCGAGCTCGACTTGCCTCCAGAGATTATCTCGGAGCTGCTTTTCCAGTTCTTCCGCGGCGTGCTTGTCTCGTGTTCTAGACGAGCGCTTAACCGTGATCCCAGCGATTTCAATTTCAATCTGCCAATAGGGGGAATCTGGACGCTTGTAGAGGGACACGACTTGAGGTTCTCCTGATTCTTATTCTTGAACCACGCGCGGATCGTATCCTCATCGAAGCGCCACAGGCGACCGAGCTTGGCTCCGGGAAGCACTCCGGCATGGGCCATCGACCGAACGGTCTTCGGCTTGACCATCAGGTAGTCGGCGGCTTGTGAGGCGTCCCAGGTCATGAGCGCTTGGCTTTGCCGCCGGCATCGAACGCCCTCGCTAGCAAGGCCGTCAGTTCATCCTCTCGCAAGGTGACGACGGTCTGGTAGCTTCGCTCGCCGCGCTTCTTCATGGTGGCGCGCGCCATCTTTTGGCCTTCTGTCAGGGCGCGTTCGGATAGTTCTTGCTGTTTCATACTTGTCTCAGGGTCGGCTAGTTCAGGTATCCACGGCCATCTGCGATCACGCGCGTTCCCTCGGGCATCGCCGCCTCGGGGTTACAGGCGCACGGAGCACCGGGAGCGCCGCAGCTGTCGTGACGGAACGGAAGGGTTGGGTGCGCCTCGCAGACCCAACCCTCTCCTCGGCAGTGTTCGCAGTGCGGAGTCATAAGGTCAGCTATCACGTAAGCGTTTGAGCACCCCAATGGCGCGGCACATGTGCATCGATGAAGTCCGGTCAAACGGCGTCACCGAGACGATTTCCCAACCTGCTGCCGTCCACGCCTCGAAAAGGGGGTAGTGGTAGCTCGGATGCTGATTGGCCGTGCATGGCGGGGTGGCCTCGACGGTGATCCAATCGAAGCGCTCAGCCACCGTCCGCTCCTCGACGCAGAGCGCCGCGCTTCTCACGGCCGCAGAGATTGCACCGTTCCAGCACCATCGTGCGTCCACGGAAGATGTAGGGTTTGATATAGCCCCAGAAGTGCTTGCAGCGCTTCATATCTTCGCTCCCCGCGCGCGCATGTACGCAAACACGCGCTCTTTGATCTTCCGGCCTTCTTCTCGCAACTGTTCGACCGTCAGGCCTTCCTCGGCGGCGAGTTCCTCCTCTGACATCTTCATGATCCGCTCACACTCGCGGTCCTTCCATGCTTCCAATTGATCGGTCGTGCCGCTCATCGCTCCGCTCCGGTTCTCACTTCACAGCCTTCTGCTTTTTGACGATGCAGTTACAACGCACGTTTTCGTGAGCCTGTCCGGCATGGTCGATCGTGAACGATCTGCCCAGCACCACGTACGTAACACCTTTCACATTGATGAGGTCTCCGTCATTCGGCTGGAATGACGAGGCTATCGTCAGGAATGGGTGGCTCTTCCCAGAGAAGTAAAGTTCGAGCTTGTCACTCATGAGGCGATGTCCGGTTCTCATAGAACGGGCAGCCCGGCTTGTGCGATGGTACGTCGCAGCCAAAATCGCAATGGAAGGCCGACATGACGTGCACCTTGCCGGCGACGCGCTTCATATGCTCCGCTGTCTTGGCTTTTGCGGCCCCATCCGCTCGTTCCGATCCCTCAATGATCGCCTGCCCCGATATCGTGCGAGGCGCTCCCGGTTCGACCTGTGACGGACACTTCACGTGCTGGTACTTCACGCTCCCTGCAGTGGTGTTCGTGATGGTCTCTTCGCCCACCCGGATGGCGCCCTTGCAGACGAAGCACGTCCACGGATCGGGCACGCCGTAGAAACCAATTTTCGGATTGAGCGGCAAGTCTCCGAAATCGCCTATGGGCACGTTGACCGCAATAGCCATGAAGCTCTTCACGATGTCACGCAGGCGAACAATCTCCGCGCTCCCCGCCTCGATGTTGTGCTGGAGGCGGGCGCATTCGTCCTTCCACGTACGCTTGCTCTGGTAGTCGGCGTAGATCAGCGGAAGGTCATTGTCCTGCATCTCTCGCAATAGCTCGGCCGCCTCGACGGTGTTCAGCGTAAGCCCGCAATCACCCTCGACTGCGGCCTTGAGTGCGACTATTTGTTTTGTCATTCCGTGAGCCTCTTGCCGCCCAATCCGGTCATCTGCTTTTCTTGGCGTAACTGGCGCAGCAATTCTGCGATCTCGTCGAAAGCCACGGCGTTGCGCTCCGCCCATGCGGCCCCGGCTCCACGGTCCCTCAGCCCTTTCGCCTGACCTAGCAGGAAACGTATTTGGCTGTCGACCTTCGACACGTCGATATTCATGCTGCATTTCCCGATGAGTTATCCGAAGGCTGGTTCAGCTTTGCCGCCAGCCATTCACAGTATGCCTTGTACTGCTCAGGGGTCTCAAAATCGCCGCTGACGATCAGCGTCGCATCGTGCTTGAAGTCCTCGCTGACCAGCCCTGTCAGGTCGTCAAAGCGATAGAGCAGTTTCCAGGGGCCTCTATCCATTGCCGTCACCGGTCTGTGGTTGAGCGCTTCTCTCGTTCGCTTTACGTCGCGACCATGCGAACCATTCGAGCCCGTTCATCAGTGAGCGACGAGCCGCCCAGAGGTACTGCTTCTGCAACGTATCGCCATACCGGTCGTGCATGTCGAGCAACTCCTCGACACCAGCCTTCAGCTCGTGCATGCGTACTTCGAGGTAGCGTTTGAAGTCTGGATCGTCAGCCATGATCCGATACCGTGGAGGAATGTAGCGGGCCGTCGCAGCAACCCTTGATCGCGCAGACGGTTTTGTTACGGCAGCCGTCTCTCCAGATACAAGCTGGCACCGTCGCGACGGCTTCAAGCGCGCACATGCCGGCCTTGCTCAGTTCCGAGCACAGATCGATCGGGCAGGGCGGATCACATTGCTTCATGCGTCACGGGTCACGGTTGGACGTGATGGCCAGAGAAGCGCCTTCGCTGCGGCCGCGCGATAGTAGGTATGCGAGGACGCGCGCATGTACGAGATATCGTTCAGCGCGTTCCGCAGCTGGATGATGCGGTCACGGGTGACGTTCGGAATTGCATCATGGCAGTGCGCGCACCATGACGAGCCGTATACCTCGGGCCGTTTGCCGCAACCTTCGCATGTCATTTGGCGTCTCCGGATGCGCTGTCGGGTAACTCGGTCGCAAACTCGGGAATGGCAGAGACCACCGTCAGCTGTTTGAGCCACGCGCGCGAGTCATCATCGACCGATAGGTATTCCTCATGCGGCGCGTGCGGCTTCAGGATTTCCACAGCCGCCTGTCTCGCCGCCCAATAAACCGACCATTCCGGCTCCTTGTAGCTGGTGAACTTCGCCTTTACGGCGCGAAACAGCGTCTCCAGCCGTTCGACGCAGGCTTGCGCAACCCCTTCATCTTCGGTTGCACATAGGGCGTACTCGCTGCGGTCGCTGTACTCCCCGCTAGAGAACATCACAACGAATAGCGTTTTCATGGGGAGTTTCCCGATCCATTGACCGGTAAGCCCAGGGTCTGGCGAAGCTCTCGGCCGACTCTGCCGGCGACCCACGATGCAAAGGTTGGCGGCGTGCCAGCATAGAAGCTAAACGCCTTGTGATACTCCGCTTGATAACGGTCGTACTCACTCTGGGTGAGCGTGACATCTGGCTCAGGGATAATGTGGATTGTCATGGTTTCACCGACTCGCTCACAGCTAATACACGCTCAATCACGCCAACGAGCGCAGCCTCACATAGGCCTCCAAGCGCGCGTTCATTATCTGGCCACGTGCCGCCCATGAACTGGATGCGCTGTGTCGTGCCTCCTAGCTCCGTAGGGTTGTCGCCACAGGCGAAGATTGCCCGAGCTATCTTCATGGCTCTGTCTCGATCGCTCATGGATTCGGTGTCCTTGTGTCTTAAGCTCTCTTTTTAAAGCAGCAGAATTTGAATTTCTCGCCGCTGCCACAGCCGCACGGTTGATAGAGTCTGATCTGCATCTCGGCTCGTTCCTTCGCAGACAGGTCCCGGCGAACCGGAATCAACCCGCGTCGCTTCGCCTCAGCGTCGTCCGCAACGTGATAGAGCTTTCCGGTTCCCGGGTCCATATCGCTACCTCGTGATGTGCTTGACGGCCCACATGACCGCTTCCTCGATCTTCGTCTTGGCGAGCGACAGTTCCCGGCTCGCGCCGATGGTGTCGCACGCTTCCACGAAAGCTAGGCCGCGATCCTTCAGGTCTTTCATCTGCGCTTTCTCAGCATCGCCCAGCACGCGATACTCGTGACGCATCACGTTGTTCACGACCCTTTGGTCGCTCGCTGAATCGACAGTCTCTGGTGGCATGTTGCCTCCTTTGGTTGAAGAAACTTGATTGGGGTCCGCTCCGGTCATGTGAGTGACTCACCGCTCTAGAGCAGGTATCAGTATTCGCCGCGCAACGGCGCATTCCTGGCAGAACTCGCCTTCCTTGATCGCCTGCTCAACGGCGATGCGAAGCGCTAACGGCGCATTGGCTCGCAGTATCAGCACGTCGCCGCGAGACGCCAGCCTTGCAGCCGCGTCGCATGCCTCAGGAAGCGAGTGGGCGTAGGAGATGCAAATCCCCTCGGCCATCAGCACACCGTTGACGTAACGGTCGAATTCGTAACTCTTATTCATAGGCATGTCATGCCACCGCCTCACTTTGGGCCGGCAAGGTGAATTTCCCCTGCCACGTTCGCCAAGCATCAGTGACTGCGCCGGTACCTGGGTAGAGATCGAGCAGGGTGTCGTCGGGCCGTGCGCCGACGCGCTCGAACGCCCAATGGCAAACCTTCTCGGGCTTCGCGCCGGTCATGCCGCGGCGAAGGGTGATCGGGCACTCGATCCAGTCTCGAGAGATATCGCGCTTGCTGACGACAGGTTTCCGGGCCGGCTTCACGATCACCGGCTCCCATGCGTAGGCCACACTGACGTTGCGTTTATAGGCCGCAAAGCCCTTCACCCACGACATCCACCGGGCGCCAGTCTTCTCAACCAGCGGTGCCAGCACGGCCATCGAGTGAGGCGTGGCGGATGCGTGCAGCACCCAGCCGTCGAACTCGGATTGCAGCCGCTCGATCAGCGCCGCGTGGTCCACCTCGGTGTTCTCCACGTAGAGGTGCGCGCAGCCGATATACGGCGGGTCTGCGTAGGCAATCTTCATGACCTAAAAGCCTCCGTCGACGGTGCTGCAGCCACCGTGGCGCAAGCCGCACTTGGGGCAAATGCACTGGGTTCGATGCTTGCCACCAGCGAATCCGATCAGGTTCTCGATCGCCGCTTCGATCGTCTCTAACTCGCGCTCGCTGATATCCCGACCGGCCAGCATCTCGGGCTCGATGGCCACGATTTGCCCGTCATGGTCCGAGACCTCGACCCGCCACCACTTACCCATGAGTCACATCTGCTTCGGTCTTGTTGCGGACCGACGTGATGTAGCCACGTTCGAGCAGGATCGCTTGCGTGCGGGCCATGCCTTCGAGCAGGGCAGTGCGCCCATCCATGCCGTGCGTATCGACGTAGCGGTGGCAGGCCGAGCAGCCCCAGGCGCCGAGCAGGTCGTTCGCCTTCATGCCCATGCCGGTGATCCCCGCCATGCGCAGGTGACAGAGGACCGTGGTGGAGTTGTCGCCATTGCAGACGCCGGGCATGCGGATCATGCAGGGCTGGTCGCGAGCGAGGTTGCGCAGGTTCATGCCGCGCGCTCCGCATGTTCGCGGAACATCGGATCGGGATCAGGAATCACGAGGCCGAGCTTTATCGCCCCGAATCGCTGAATGAAATCGACGTACTCGCTGAAGGCTTCCTTCGATAGGACCGAACGCTTGCCATGCTCGTCGGTCGTTGTGGTCCGCATGGGGACCGAGACCACGCCTTCCGGGGTGCGTGGCGTTTTGGGAACTCGCTTGTCTTTCCAGCCGAAGTGCCGGCCGAGCATGTACTCGTGGACTTCATCGACCTCATAGCCGGTCGCTTCGGAAATCATCTTGTAGGGCACGGCCCACAGGTAGGCGTTCTGCGAAGTGCTGCGCGAATCCTTCACGGGCTCCGCTGACACGCGCCATGCTTCGTCCTCGTCAAGGCCGGACAGCACGGTCATCCCGTGCTTGAGCGCGTTGTCGCGCTTGCCCTTGGGCAGGATGAAGGGCTTCATGGCACCCACCGATATGCCCGACGTTCGGTGATCTCATCCAGCATCGATCGAGAGATGCCGTGCTTCTTGGCGATGTTCTGCGGGCGCATGATTCGGCACCACTTCTCATGCCACGCGCGGATTTCGCGCACGGCTTGGGCAGTCAGACGTGGAGGACGGCCGGCCATATCACCGACCGTCCGGCCGCTGGTTCGCCGGCTCGGCCTTCAAGTACTTCTTCATCGTCGACTTGCTGATGATCCCTTCGGCGGCCAGCTTGTCGTCGACCGTGATCCAGAGCTCTGGGAACGGCCTTAGCGCCTCATCGACGTACTCGCGGTATTTGATGGCGGCCAGCGCTTCGTCGCTTCCAAACTCGGCCAGGAGGTCCGTGATGGCGCCTACGTGCTTGTCGCGCATCTCCCAGTCAACGGCTGACGTATCGCCACGGGGATTGGTGCCTGCCGTCGCGTTGGTGACATCGATGGCGGTGGAGTCGATGACGCGACCTTCCATCTCCTCGACCGTATGTGTTCCGCCCAACTCGTCCGGGAAGCCTTCGCGCAGGGCCGCGGCTTCGGCGCACTTAGTGAGCATCTGGTGCGGAGAGCGGGACCAGCGCGCATTCGGGTTTCCATCGCGCTTGGTCGCCACAATCTCGCGGAACAGAATCCGCACGGGGTATTCCGCCTTCATCTGCGCCAGCGGGTTCCAGCGGTAGACGGTGAAGTCGCACCACTCAGGAGCGGAGACGCCCTTGTAGTCGACCCACTCGCCATACGTCGGTACGGCATGCCCCAGGTACTGGCCGGTGCGCTGCGCCGTCGTGCGGTACTCGTAGATGCCGGGCATCACGACATCGCGCCAGTTGTACTTCTCGGTGATGGCATCCTTCACCTCCATCGGTACGATGTGGCAAGGCTTCTTCATCGGGTCGAGCCGTCGCGCGACACAGTAGTCCCACGCGAGCACGATTGATTCCGGCGCGGCGCCGGGGAAGAGATTCTTTAGCGTGCGCCACTGGCTCTCATTGATGTTCCGACGAGCCACGGCCGCCGGGACCAGCTGCTCGAGCGGAGGTGCTGCTACGACTGCGTTCATTATTTGCAATCCTTCATAAAGCCCCGGAACTCGTCGCGATTGACGAACCGGTTGTCGTGTGTGGGGCGGTAGTGGCGCAGGGAGCGTCGCGGCTTTTCCATCTGCGCGAGGATCAGCACGAGCACGCCGACGCAGATGCAGGCCAGGATGAGCGCGAGTTGCCAGCTCATAGCGCGATACACCCAAGACAGTTGCAGCCGGCGACTCGCTGATCCACGTGAGGCCGAGCTACTGGTGTTTTCTCCGATGAGCAAGGCTCGTTTCGGTAATGCAAGCTCCCATCGCTCGATTCAACTTGGGACCAGTGCATGTCCCATTCGTACCTGTGGCAGTGGCAGCGAGGCGCCGCCTTCTGAGCAGGCCAACCGCCCAGAGCACGTTGCACGGCCTCCAAGGCCAGCGCTCGTGTCTTCGGGTCGCTAGTGAGCAAGCCACCCTCAGCGCAGATGAGAATTTCGCGCACGTCAGGTGCTGTCACAGTCGCTTGAGGCGCTGTCGTCTCGGCAGCGGAGTCATCAAGCCATTGATCTATGATCTTCAACAGGTACTGATCTCCCGGCCAATCGCTTGCGAGCTTTGTGCGTGCATGTCTTAACAGATGCTCAGCATCTTGTAAGCGCTGATTTGAGGTGAGTGAGTACGACTGAGCGGGAGCCTTCGGCTTGTGCTCGTCGCAAAAATCGCCATCGAGCGCGAAGCACTTTGGGCAGACGCTGACGCTATGTTCAGTGGAACTCACGTCGCTTTCTCCAGTGCACGCCGCAGGTCTTTCACTTCCTGCGCGAGATCGGCGAGGCAGTGATAGATGTCGATTGTCGTGGCCGCTTGCACCAAGCCGGGCTTCTCGCAGTAGAACTGCGCGGTTTTCTCGCAGTGCTCGACAAGGTCGACATGAGAAGCGACTCGGCCGTCGGTAGTCTTCGCCTCAGTGTTCACGGCCGAGCCTCCAATGCCCTATCAAGGTCGTCGAGCAGTTTGTCGCCGCTGGAACTGCTGCGGATGAAGCTGCTTCGGCTGCTCGCAATTCGCAGCGCGACGTTCTCGATCCGCTGCAAACGGACAATCTCGCGCTGCTGCTTGGCCACGGTCTCGGCGTTCATCGCGGCGGCCATCTGGTCAGGGTTCTCAAATGAGGTTTCACTAACCACTGCGCTTCTCCATCCTCAGTTCAAGCTCGGCGAGGAGGGTCGCGCGCAGCCGACGCCGGCCGTTCACGTCCTGCATGAGGCGGGTGAGTTCGATGTCGAGAGTCAGGATGGCGTCATCCAGGTCCTGAATGCGCTGCTCGTTCGCGTCCGGGCCAGGCCGGTTCTCCCGGCGAATCCTGAGGGCGTCGAACATGACTATGTTTGCGGTCATGCGTTGCTCCAATCGGTTGAGCCATTCGATGCGCCGACTGTCTCGGCGTCTTCCGCTCGTGCGGTCTCACGCTCGCCGGCATAGCGATCCTTCTCGTCAGGAGCCAGCACAACGCGGATACAACCGTTCGTGATCTTCAGGCTCAACTGGAGGCTCTGGATTCGCCCCTGCCAGTAGTCGACTTCTATGGCGCTTTTGCCGAGCCAATAGCGCTTCTCGTCGAAGGCCCGCTGGAGCAGCTGCTCCGTCACCGAGCGCTCGTCGAGCAGTTCGGCGTAGCGGGCCTCCTTGATGGCCTGGGCGCTGGAGCGGACGGCGCTCATGTTCGTATCCCATCCAGCAGGGCGTAGTAGCAGATGCAGGCGGGGCACAGGCATTCGCGGCTGAAACCATTGATTGCCATGTAGCCAATATCGCGCCTCACGCGAGCCCGGAAGCCCATCGCCAGAACGATCGACGGCGGCATTCCCTGATAGGTCTTGAGTGACTCGGCGCTCACTTCGCTTTCTCCACGAGCTTGTTTACGATCTGCATCAGAACGATCAGCGGCAGGTTCACCCAGAACAGGAACCACATCAGTTCCGTGGCATTGACTCGCGCCAGCACTTGGTACTGCAGGTAAAATTGCACCGGCAGGATGATGAAGACCGATAGCAAGCCGATGATGATGGCAAGTACTTTCATGCTTGTTTTCCCGAGGTTTCAAGATCATCCGACACGACCTCACCCGAGAGCAGCGCGCGGAACTCTTCCAGCTCGCCAGCCATGTGATAGGGCTTGCCGCTGTCCTGCATGGGGCATTCGCAGTCGGGATCGCCGCAGTTTTTGCCGGCAGCCATCAGCGATTCGTAGCGCGCGACAGCCTTGGCAAGCGCGGCTTTCAAGGCGGTGTGCGAGTGGCTCACTTCGCCAACTCCTTGAGCAGGGCGTCGGCCTGCTGCACGCGAACCTTCGACGACAGCGCGAAGCGTTCTTCGTTGGTCAGCTTCATCCACCAATCGTTGAACGATCCGATCTTTGTCTCCGCGTCCTTCCAAACCCAGAAGTTATCGGTGCAGTGGAGCCCTGCGGCGGTCACAATCTCAGCGACGCCGGGCTGATCGGAGTGCACAGCGAAGTACTCGCGCTTGGTGAGGCCATTGGCGTCTTGATTGAACGCGCTCTGAGGCGTCGGGAACGCCGAGGCGCTTCCTTCTACGGAGTGGCTCACCTGCCACCTTCCTTCGCTTTGCGAACGGCGGCACGGAGCCTGCGCAAAACTTCCTGCGAGACTTCATCTGCGGGCACTGGCACGCTTCCGATAACTAGCTCGCACGCTTCAAGCAGATCGGGCGCGGCGGCGATCAGCTTCGCTCGGTCACGACTGTGACAACGTATCGGCTGAGCAAGATCGCCGGTGAACACGCAGGTCGGATCGCCGGGCGCGACGAGCCACTGTGAGGCGGGTTTTTCTTGTGAGTGACTCACGACTGCAGCGCCTTCCATGTGGCCTTGCAAACCACTTCCGCAACAATCTCGTGGAAGGAAGTGCGGTCGTGGTCCGACATGAATTGCGTACGGGCTGAGCGGCGCGCCCAATCGCGTTTCTGCTTCCACGCCTCGCGATTCGCGGTACGCAGTTCATCAGGAGTGAGGGCCGCAACTTTCTTGGCGAACGTCTCGCCGGGGATGAAGACACCGAGGCCGGCGACGCGGAATTCGAGCGCGCCAAACGTGAAGGTGGTGACTTCGCTGGTGCTCTGAGATGTGATGCTCATGGCTTCGGCCCCGGAGGCAGCGGCATCCAATGAGTGACTGTCTTGCTGCTCGCCTCGCTGAAGTAAGGGTAAATGCTGTAGATGCTTGGCGGCTCGCGCATTCCAAGCTTCCATTGCGACCCGGATGCAGTCTCAGTTTCGCGTCTGCCACAGAGCACCCCGTACTCCGTGCATGACACGAGGACACGAATTCCGAATTCCGGAATCTTGTCCCGGACCGAAATCCAGCCAACTTGCTCGACCTCAACGGCCGCACCGCGTTCCTGAGTGACGACAGCAGGAACCTTCTTGGTGAACCAGCTCACTTGCAGCTCACATGGTGAGTGTTGGCGTACTCCTCGACCTGCTTGGTCGAGCCCGCATCGATCGGCTCGTACGAGCAGTACTCATCGCGCAGGTGCTGCTCGTGACTATTGGCGGGCGGGGTCTCGTGACGCTGCGGACAGCCGGCCAGGAGGGCCAGCAGTGCGAGGGTCGTGATCTTGTTTTTCATCTTCGCTCCGATCGCTCGGTCGTCGAGCTGATGGAAGCGAGTATAGCTATCGGCTATTCACTGTCAATAGCCAAAAGCTATTTATTGCTAGTAAGTAATACTCACATAGTCACGCTGCGGTGCGTCTTGCTGTGAGTTAGTGGCTGGACTACTTTAGTCGGAGAATCGATAAACGCCCTGCAAAGAGGCGTATGGACCCAGGAGGGTAGTAGAGGCTAGCGCGGATTGGCTCGGCGTTTGTCGCCGCGCTCAGTGTATTGCGCGAAGTCAAGTAAGGACATTTGCTGCAATTCGTCAAGCCGGGTGGCGATCTTCATGATCTCTGCCAGCAACACGGATTCGGATGGCAAGCAGAACTTGGGCCCGCGCCCAGTTTCCAGCCACTCAACGCACACATCGAGTTTGACGGCGAGCTCCGCGAGATGCTTTCGCTCGGGCAGTTTGCCGTGCTTCCATTTGAAGCCTGCATTCTGCGAGAGCGAAATCAACTTGCCAGCTTTCCCCTGGGTCACGGACTCAGGGGTCGGGAACCGCTGCGGCCATTTTTCCATGCACCGCTCGACGATTCGAAGCCAAAAAGTTTCGGGGGTCTTGCTCACTCGGTCAGATTGCCCGAGCGCTGAATAGTCTTCGGCTATTGACATGTAATAGCCAATAGCTATTCTGTTGAGCATGCTCAACTGCATCGCTCTGTACCTCGAAGAATCTGGAACAAGTCAGAAGGCGTTCGCCGACTTGCTGGATGTGTCGCAGCCAACGGTTAGCGACTGGGTCAGGGGCGTGAAGAAGCCCGAGGGTGAAAACGTCACCAAGGTCGCTCGAGCCATTGGCAAGCGGCCGGTCGATGTCCTCGCAGAATTTCACCTGGGGCACTGATGCGCGCCCTTTTGATTTGTCGTTCGTCACAACGCGCCGCTCCGGCGCTCGCCTAATTCGCTCTGTTGTATGCACACCGTGCCACAGAGCGTTTTTCTCGGTCTCGCAGGACGACTTATTCAGGCGCGACTGAACGTAACCTCAGATCCAAATATTCTGAGAGTTAACAAAGCTCTGGATTGTTTCAAAAGCGGCACTGTATGAGCCGTATTTCGTCAAATGATTCAGCTCTTTTCGCCGCAGCGCTCCTGCGTCTGCGTCGCGAACTCAAATCCCTTCCCACCCCTCCCGCACGTCCAGCCGGACTTCCTCATTGCGAGCAGCGCCGGGCGTCCCTCGACGCCGTGCGGGTTTCTTCGGAGGCCGCATGAGAGCGCAAAACGATCGAATCCTGGCGCATCTGCGGACGGGAAAGACGCTCACTCCGCTGGAAGCGCTCAACCGATTCGGGTGTTTGAGACTCGGCGCTCGAGTGTACGACCTCAAGGCCGCTGGCCACGACATTCGATCGCGACTGGTTGAAGTCGCTGGCGGGAAGCGGGTGGCGAGCTATCGATTGACCTAATGAAAAAGCCCGGTGGTAGCCGGGCTTCGTGATCAAAGCGGTGCGTGGAGGGCAAAGACACTGGCGCTCACCGTTCAATCGTTACCAGGGGACTCTAGCACAAACGATAGGGCCGAGTGAAACCGGTGGCCCTAGCTAGCGGGAGCACAAGCCTCTCGAAAGTGAACCGGGACGTGGACCGCTGTGGTGACCACGCTGACCGACGGGCTCTACAAGCTCTGCAGGGGTCAGGTGAACTCCTTTCCTGCTCGATGCGGGACTGGAGTTCGTTCGGCTGACGCTCCGAGATACAGATGCGGAATCAGGTGAATCAGATAGAGCGAGTTCCCAGATACCGAGCAGGCAGCAGGGTAGATCAGCGGCAGTGAAGCGCTGGGGTTCGTCGAGCAACAGTGCAAGTAGAGCGTTCATAGGTTTGGTCCACCAGCAAAGTATATGCCAATGGGGGTCCCGTGAAAGTTGAAAGAATTCCACCGATAAAGCGACTAGACGTACAGATCACGCTCACAGCGGATGAGGCCGACAGTCTCGCCTTCATCCTTGGGCGATGGTCTTGGAATGGGCCATCTCAGAGCGAGCATCTGCAGGCTCGGACCGTTTGCGACGAGCTCTACAGAAAGCTTGGAGGACGGTACTACCCTGACAATGGAAGAGACCCTTAGGGCTCGATCTCATGAGCCAAAAACATGGGTATCAGCCCCTCCATGAGCCGGCGAAGTACGTCAGCTTCGACCGGATGCAGGAGATTCTCGCCAGACACTCTCAGCCGAAAGAGGAGGTGATGCAGCCTGCAACCGACTCCAAGTCCATACCTGATGACGCGGGGGCCGCATCCGCCGAAAACACGCCGGAGCGTTTGGAGTGGGTGAAGCCTGCGAGCCCGCTCGAATCTCTGATCACGACGAAGTGCGGACGCTTCCGGTGCCGCAAGACGAACTACACCGGTGACTGGCGCTACCAGATGGAAATCTATGTCGAGAACCTCTGGTGGTACGACGTAGGGGTCTCGCTATCGAGTTTCAAAGAGATTCAGGCGCTCGCGCAAAAACACGCTGACGGGTTGAAGGATTGAGCCGGCACAGGACCCACCGCAAAGATGCCAGCCAGGACGATATTGTTTTGGGTCTCCGTGGGGTCGGCGCTCTGGTGTGGCCTATCGGCCGGCCTTGCGATCTTCTGGTCTTTTTTCGAGGGCGTTACGTTCTGCTTGATTGCGGTCGCAGTAAGCACTCTCGTGCTCGCGATGCGAAGCAGCTGGAGAACTTTGCGGAGTGGAAGGTGGTTGTGGTGGCAGACGTCGACGAAGCACTGAAGGCCATCGGTGCGACGTGAGGCCACCGAAATTGACACAGGCTGCATGGGATCGCCTGATTGAAGTTGCCGAGATGAAAGCGAAGATACCATCGACGAAAAAGCTTGCAGTGGAGCTTAGAATATCGCCGAGCTACGTTCGGCAGGTTCTGAGTCTCGTATCCAAAGGGTTATCGAACAATTGTTCTGTTTCACGGGGAACCAATGAACGCAATTCTGGCGATGTCGAGCGGGTCTGAATTCTTCACACCGAAGGCGAGGCCAGATGTGGCTGTCGTGGTAGAGCGTGATCGACGCACGATGAACAACATGGATGGCGAGACGCGCGCGCTCCATATCCGGCTAGAGCAATGGGGCCGCGAGACACGGGAGTCGCTCCACGGATATCCCGCCCTGACGCTTCTGGGGCGGCTGATAGAGCAGGGCGCCAACGGAGCCGCCCAGACCGGAAGACCACCTGTATCGCTTTCGGAGTCCGCTGCACGTGCCGATTCATGTGTGGCGAAGCTCTGCCAGACGGATCAGAAGGCATTGCGCCTCTACTACCAGCAGGAGATGGCGATGGAGACGCTCGCAAGCCGTCTCTCAATGCGTACGCGACAGGCTCAGAATGTCCTTCGGCGCGCCCGCTGGCGATTCGGAGCCCATCTCGCCGTCATCGAAATTTGTACGTAATCAATCTTTGATGTCCAATCGCCTTAGTCGAAGCTGACCCCCCTCAGCTGGACCCTCTGTATTCAGCCCGCGCAAGCGGGCTTTTTTATTGGAGCCTGATGGCAACCCTCGGCTGGTCGTACAGTTTTCTGCCGACCCCCTCGGGCAATATTGATACAGGGCACGAGGACGGCGATGACGGTACGCCCGCCATTCCGCTTGCGTGGGGAGTGTTCCCCTCACTGATTGGGCTTGCCGCCTCGTTCAGTGTCGTCCCGCGCACGTATCTTTCCGAGCCATTTCCTGGCGCGGCACTGATTTCGCTCCGGACGGTTTCCGGGGACGATGTTTTTGGTGCAGGGTGGTCGTACGTCGGCGAAACACTGACCAACGGATCGACGCTGGGTTCTGGCGTTCTTGCGCTCGATGCGAGCTACAACGGCCAGACGGTCACTCTGACACTTCCTTGGTCGCGCTTGCTGGCTGGCGGACCGGATACGGTGCCGCCGTCGATACCGATCGTAACGGCCTCGGGCACGGCCGCACCAATCACGCTGACCGCCGATCCGGTCTCGGATGTGTTTGTGGCCGGCCAGACGACCGCTGGCGTGAGGCGCATCAACTGGTTCCGCAACGGGCTTGCGATGGGCCAGCCAACGCTCGTCAACCCGAACATCCTCGGGGAGCCCGCGCTGATCGCCTTCGGGGGCGCCACCGCGAGCTATTCGCAGACCGGCAAGCAGTTCGCTCTCACGGCGAATGGGGCGGGCGGATTCAACGGCACCTCCGATGAGGGCGCGATGCTGGCCTGGACGGTCAGCGGCGACTTCACGGCGACACTGAGGATTCTCTCGCATCCGGGAGATGTCAGTTCCGTAGCGCACGCCGGCATCATGGTCCGTCCGAGCTCCGCGGCGAACAGTGCGTTCTTCCAACTGTACGTACCGCCGGACCCTGCAACGGGCAGTCGGATACGCGCACGTCTTGCACCGGGTCAGACGCCGGTCGTCGGCAACTCGGTCTCGACGGCCACTTCCGGACTTTTCCGGGTGGTACGGGTCGGCGACACACTGTTCGGCTACTACCGGGCGGCCTCGGGATGGTCGGCTTACGGCTCCTACACGGTGCCGATGGGTCAGACGGTAATCGTCGGGCCTCCTCTGGCCAGTCGCGGAACCTCGGTCCAGACGACCGTCTACTCCGAGATCAGCATCAGCACCGATGCCGCGGTGACGTTCATTGACAACACGCCGTTCGTGGGCGTGGCGAACGTCTACACGGCGACGTCCGATGACCTGTCGACGCCGGCCAATGTATCGACTGCGAGCGACCCGGTCACTGTCACCATCGCGGCGTCCGGAAACTTCACGTATCGCCTCTATGAGACGTACGACGATGGCATCGCAAAGCCTGCGAAGTGGAACACGGCCACCAGGGCGGCGACGGCCATTAATTTCATTCGCGAGATTCGCAACATCCCGGCTCTTGGCGGTAATGCCCTGGTGCAAGGGCTGACTCGCCGCGGAATTGGAGACCTCCGGGTCGAGGAAGAGGCGGTTCAGAACGCGATTTCCCTGAACCTTCAGGAAATCTGGGTTGAGTTCGATGTCTACATCGATCCCCTGACCAACTACACAGCGCTTTCGACGATCTGGCAGAGCCACCATCGCTCGACGCCGGTCACATCGACCAGCAATGCGCCGGTCAATCTGTACATCGAGAACAATTCCTTCGGTGTCTGGACGATCTTCTGGGAAGACCTGAACGGCGCCAATGGCGGCACCAATCGCCAGACGGATCGTTACAGGGCAGGCGGCGCCAACGATCTGGGCGCGGCATTCCACACGCTCGTCAAGGGCGTGAAGATTCACTTCAAGTTCCACATCATCTGGGACCCGCGCGCCTCTCTGGGTGCTGGATGCACAGGGTTGTTCGAAGGCTGGAAGGACGACATTCAGTTCATCAGCCGAAAGAAGGCCATCGGCTACGGAGACTACGTGCCTCCCGCTGGCGGCCCGACCATCGTGAACAATTACAACTCTCACCTCGGCTGGTACGGAATCGGATCTGATCCGTTCACGGTGGGCACGAACGACACCATCATCGTTGCTCACAAAAACTACAAAGAGTGGACCGGCTCTAACCCCAACGGAGTTCCAACGTAATGGCGACAGTTGTACTCCCGCTGTATCCGGGGCCGGTGATATTCCCCAGTTCCAACTATCCGCAGAGCCTGTGGGTTGCTGGGACGAACTTCTCCCGCGAGTTCCTGAGCTTCGATGGCACGACAGCGGAGACCTGCTATTTCCAGTTCAGGTCCGCGCGGTACGCCTCCGGCAACCTCACGGTGCGTATCCGCTGGTCGGTGCCTGCGGGCACTACATCGGGGGATGTGATCTTTGGGGCTGCGGTTGCTGCGATCACGCCCGATACGGATAGCACCGACATCGAAACGAAGGCATTCGGTACCTCTGCGACGGTGACGGATTCGCACCTGGGCACGACGGCCAAACGGGTCATGACGACCGCGATCACGGTCTCGAGCCTCGATTCGATCGCGGCGGACGATCACTGCTTCCTGAAGTTCTACCGGGACGCTGCAGCCGGCGGTGACACGATCAATGGCGTGGACGTCCGCGTGGAGGCGGTGGACCTCGAGTACGCCGATGCGTGATTTGGACAGTTACCTGATGGGCGTATTCGACGGCGAAGGCTGGATCAGTACGACATTCTCGCATCGTGCGAGCGGCCGAAAGCGGCTGCACGTGCGTATCGGCGTTGGTATGAACAACGCTGAGATAGTGAAAGCCTTTCGTACTCGCTTTGGCGGTGGGCTGGGTCACTATCAGAGCAAATCCGGAAAAACGATGCATCAGTGGTGGATTTGTAGCCACGAAGCAGCACCGTTTTTGCAGTTGGTCGCGAGCCACTGCATCGAAAAAGCTGAGCAAGCCAAATTAGCTCTGCAGCTTGTTGGATTGATAATGAGCAACGCTCCTGGCGGACGGCGTGCACGTGGAAGCACGTGGATAACTGACGCTCAACAGGGCGAGCGTGATCGTCTTGTAAGTGAAATCACCACCCTTAAGAACAAGCCGCCACGTCGCGCTTGTAACTAATGTCGCGATCCTTCGCCGGCACCGCAACCGATTATCTGGATCGGGCGGGCGCGGTTGTCACTGCGGTCCCGCTGTCAATTGGGTGCTGGTTCCGGACGACGTCGTTCTCGATCAGTCAGACACTGATCACGCTGGGGGTCTCCGGCACTGAGAACAATCGCTTCGCCCTCGCGCTGAATACCAGCGGCTCGGTGCGGGCCGATATTCGCGACGGGTCGGGATCGGATACTGCATTCAGCGCTTCGGCGATCTCGCTGAACGTCTGGTGCTACGCGCTTGCGGTGTACAGCGCGACGAACGCTCGCACAGCCTACGCGAACGGCGGAAACGCTGGGACGAACACTGCTACCCGTATACCGGTTGGCGTGAACTACACGCTGATCGGAAAGAAGCCCGACAACACCAACTTTTTTTCGGGCCAGATAGCGCAGCCCACTGTCTGGACTGCGGCATTGACGGCCGAGGACGCCGCAGCGCTCTACAGCGGAGTTTCTCCGCGCGCTGTAAACCGTGCCGTCATTGGCAGCGTCTATCCGTGGCTAGGCGCGAATGAGATTGATCCGCTCGGCCAGACTTCCCTTACCGTCCATGGCACGTCGGTCAGCACGCTTGAGCCTCCAGCGGGCTGGATTCGCGGCAGACGATCGTACTTCTTCGCCCAGACGACGCCGACTCTCGGTTTCGATGTTGCGCCGGCCATCAGCGCGACGATCACAACCGCCTATACGATCTCGCTGACCCCGTCAGGGTCATGCACGGTTTATGGAGTGGCGGTGCGGAGGGGCGATTCCGCACCATCCGTTTCTCAGGTGAAGGCCGGCCAGAATGCGGCTGGAGCAGCGGCAAAGGCCGCCAATAGCAAGGCGATCACTGGCGCCGACAGCCTGGTGCTCTCGGGACTGACCAACCCGATCCACGATCTGTACTTCGTCCTGAATAGCGGCGGCACGGATTCAATGGTTGCCGTGATCGCGGGCGCATTCCTTTCGCCGGCCACCGGCAAGCAGTTCAAGACGGTAACGCTCGGCAGCACCGGAAAGTCGGTGCTCGAGGTGTGGTCGGTCGCAGCGAACGGCGACGTGATCATCATTGATACGGCGACAGACCCCGATCTGTTTCCGGTTGCGCCTCGTGCGAATGGCGAGTTCGTTTACGCGGCCAATCGAAGCACGGCGCGACAAAAGGTCATCGCTGACCTCTACGACGTCAGTGCGGACGCTTTACTTGGTGAGCGCGAGTTCTGGTCGAACAACCGCACGCCGGCAGCGACGCCTGATTCGACCGATTTCCCCTCGACCTTCTCGATCGGGCAAGTCGTCGACATTGACATGTCGCTGGTAAGGAAGGACCCGGAAGGCGGAACGACGACCGTCGATCTCGTGTCCGGCCCCGGCTCGGTGGTCGCTAATCACTTCTTGTGGACGGCCACGGAAGGCGACTTCGTCTGGGTGTTTTCGTTCTCGGATGGTTTGAACTCTGAGAATGCGTCGTACTCCGCGCAAGTACTGACGCTCAGGGCGCCTTCGCTGCTTGGCCTGACGGTCGAGGCAGCAACGACGCTGTTGGCAGGACAGGGTTTCTCCATCGGCGCAGTCACGATGGTCAACAACTCTGCCGCGTTCGGAACGATCACCGCGCAAAGCCCGGCAGCCGATTCAATCGTCGAGACCGAGCAGGTCTTCTCAATCTCAGTGTCGACGGGACCGATCTTCGTTCCTGGACCGGTGGAGCTCAAGAACCGCCGGCCCGGAAGTCTTCGCAGCTTTCTCACGGGGTAGCTATGGCAAATGCAATGAACCCGGGCTTCCTGACGTGGAAGCACGCCAATAAGTTCGTGGATGGCTCCGCAATGAGCGCCGCGCAGTATGTCGGCACGGAACTGTCGCTCGACGGTAAGGCTGCCGTATCGATCCCGGTCGCATGGGCGGCCGATGGGAACTACAACTTCCCCATCGCATCACTAGGAACCCTGACGAATGCGACTCATACATGGGGCGTCAGGATCGCTGCAAGCAACGGCTTGAAGTCAGGACTGGTTGCGGGACCGGCCTTCGACATTGACACGAGGGTCCCCGCCGACCCTTTTGGCCTGACGGTATCCTGAAGTGGCTCTGCCGTCTGTTTCCGTGGCTCGGAATTTGTAAGCGGTAGATGTGGCGATTCCTCTCCCGCCATGGTCACTCGAAGTGAGTACCCTGGCGCGGACGATATTCACGCCGGATACGCTGGCGCCGACCGTACCGGTCAACGTCGTTGCGACAGCGGCTTCTCAGACTTCAATTGCAGTCAGCTGGTCCGCGTCGTCCGATGCTCAGTCGGGTGTTGCAAGCTATGACGTGTATCGATCCGCCACGAGCGGCGGTACTTACTCGTATCTCAACACGTCGCTCCTGACCGCGTACACGGACACGACGGTCTCTGGAACTCAGACGTGGTTCTACAAGGTGCTGGCGCGGGACGGGGCCGGGAATGTCAGCGCGCTGAGTGCGTTCTCTTCGGCCACGACGCCTGACCAGACCGCGCCAAGTACGCCTGGTCAGCCGACCGCGGGTACGGTCACGCAGACCACGATCCCGATGACGTGGACCGCTTCGACGGATACCGGCGGTTCGGGACTCAGAGGCTACGACGTCGAGCGCGACGGCATTGTGATTGCGCCCAATGTTGCCACCAACGCCTATACCGATACGGGACTGACGGCCGGGACGACCTATACCTATCGGGTTAGAGCTCGGGACAACGCGACCAATCCGAACGTCAGCGCTTACAGTCCTTCGCGGGCAATCGCTACCACTGGTGCAAGCACTGCGCCCGTCTGGTCCGGAAGTACAGCGCTTGCCTTTACGGTGGGCGTGCCGTTCTCGCTGAATTTCGACACGATCTGCAGCGACCCGAACGGCGACACGATCAACTATCCGTTCATCTCTGGCGCTTGGCCTTCCGGCATCGCACAGAGTGGCACGCGCAACGAGCTGCTCTCGGGAACGCCGACCACGGTTCAGAGCACGACTGCCACCGTCGATGCGGTGGACACGCCGGTTGTCCCTGCGGGCGAAGTGGCTGACTGGGTCGCGCGCTCAACTGGCGCCGGCGTGGTGTGGTCGCACAACATGGATACGGCGAACGAGGTTAATCAGTTTCGCTGGATATCGAACTACGGGTCGGCACCGAATGCCGCAACCGCCGTCGCTGCGGGCTTCCCTGTCGCCAACCGAATTACATGGAACTCAAGCGATGGATTCGCAGGTGGCGGGTGTCTCGAGATACAGGTTCCTGTCGGCGGTAACTCGGATGGCGGCAAATGGTGGAGACCCTTCTCTGCATTGCCAGCTAACAACAACGGCAAGACAACGGCGGACCTTGCGGCCTCTGGCACGACCCAAGTTCGTGCGTGGACGCCTAGCAACGGCACGGATGTCGGCTTCAGCTACCAGAAAGGGTACTGGGGACATGCCAACGAACAGGCGCTGACCGGGACCTCGTACGCCGGCAACACAAACGTTTGGGACGGCACCGACTTCTGGGTGCAGTGTCGCGTCAAGATCAGTGCCAGCAGATTCAACACGAGCAACCCGCAGGGCAAGCTGATTTATCTGGATATCCTGGGGACCTCCGGCGAACAGGAAGTTTTGATCAGGAGCAACACGAAGCAGTCGTTCAATCAGAACACGGGCCAGTTCGACGCGTACACCTCGTTCGGCAATTATCTCCAAAGCTATCTGGGGCAGCCGCAGGGCGACTCCGGTCCCACCACGAGTCGTCAGCCGGGCGGTCAATATGCGGCGACCTGCACCTTTGCGCCCGGCACTCAGTCGTGCTGGGAGTGGCCTGCGGACAAGTGGGTCACGCTATTGATGCACATCACTCCCGGCAGGAACGCCTACCGCACAAGTGGATACAACGGTGGTGACAAGGCGACGTGGACAAACGCGCCGAAAGAGACCGGTGTCGAGGTCTACGCGGCCTATCCCGGGGATGCGAACAACGGCACGGCCTACACGAAGATATGGTCGAAGCTCGACTACATCTGGCAGTACGACACGTCGAGGAACCCGGCCGCCTTCAATGCTTTCATCGGGTCTGCGTACATCAACGCGGCCAATGCGGTGCAGGCGTACACGCAGCGCTACACGCAGATCATTCTGTCGAAGCAGTACGTTCCGCCTCCTGGAATCATCGGGCATATCTATCAGACGGATTTTGCTGGCACTGAGACGATTCTCACCGAGGGTGGCGCTTGGAAGAATCTCAACAATGGTCCAGGTCTGTGGACGACCATGGGCAAGGCGCCGGTCACAATTGGCGGGCTCGTCAAGGGATTGTGTTACGGCAGCAACGGTGCGAACGATACCTACGATGACAGCTACGCACACCTGACGGGCTTCGGCCCCGATCAGGAAGTCGAGGTCATCGTCTACAAGTCACCGAGCATTGGTGGCGGCACTGAGAATCATGAAGTCTCGATTCTGCTGCGCTGTCAGGACACGGCCGGGCAGTTCAAATGCTACGAATGCCTGCTCAATCATCTGGGTGGGTTCGACATCGTGAGATGGAACGGTCCGACTCCGGGCTCTGCGGGGCAGTTCACGAACCTTGCCACGACATTCACAGGTGGCGTCACGGTCAATACCGGTGACAGGTTCCGCGCGAAGATCACTGGAAGCGCGATCAGCGTGTACTACAACGATGTGCTGAAAGGCGGCGCGACGGATTCGACGCTGACCACCGGCCAGCCGGGGCACGGCGCATTCAAGCGTCCGCTCGGGTCGAACAATCATTTCGGCATCACCTCGTTCAAGGCGACGTCCACCACATGACGCAGCGGACGTTTACTTGCACCGTCAGTGCGGCGGGGACGGCGCCTGCGTGGTTCACGTCGATGACGGCCGGTACATGGGCGACGATTGCAGGCTCGGCAGGCCAGCGCATCGTCGACAAGCTACCGACGCCGGTACCGAATACGGCTCTGTCGGGAGAGAACCCCACCAGCATCGCAACCGCCTGGACGGGTGGTGCGGTCGATCAGTCACGGCGCGAATACATCCTTTGCGCCAACGGCGGCCATGCGGACTATCCCGGTAACGAGACCTATGCGCTCTCACTGGGCGACGCGGCCCCGGCGTGGCGGCGGATCGTCGATCCGACACCCAACAGTCAGATGACGCAGAACCCCGCCAACGAAGGCGGAGGTATTAATCTCGATGGTCGTCCTCGAGCGATGCACTCGACATTTGAGGTGTTCGGCAATGGGCGCGTGTGGCACATGCTCCAGAACTCGGTGTCGAGTCCTGGCGGTGGCACGGTCAACGGCATCGTAAGTCTGGATCGCAATTCTCTTGGGGCGGCAGCAACGCCGCTTCCATGGGCCTCCGGACTTGGGCCGTGGACGATTCACGGCGCAGTGTCTGGTTTGAATGCGACAAATGCGCGCTTCGGCCGTGGCCTCTATGACCGCGTGAACAACTTTGTATATGGGCTCGGCGGCTTCAGCGCAAATTCGACGGCGTTCTGGCGTATCTCTGGTAATGGAGGTGCGGCCACCTACAGAGAGACAGGGCAGTCAGTTGGTAACTTCAACGGCTGGGCCGTATGTGCCCACGACCTTGGACTGCTGATCGCAGGCGATTCGCTGCGCCGGCAAATCTGCGTGTTTCAGGTTTCGCAGTTTGCTAGCGGAACGTGGCAGATCGTGTCGAATGTCACGGGCACCGGCTACTACAACGCCGATGAGTTTGGCGGCGGTGGAGGGGCGTACATCGCCTCCAATCACACGATTGCGATAGGTGATCCGCGTGACACCGGACGCACCATCTACAAACTTCAAATCCCCCTGACCGGTTCATCCTACAACGCATCGGGTCAGTGGGTGTGGTCGTCGCTGAGCCCGAGCGGTTCCACTCCGGCAGTGGCTGGCGGCAACAGTTCAGCGAATAGCAAATGGAACATCGTAGAAGACATGGGTAACGGTCAGTCGGCGATTGTTTTCGTCGGCGATATTTCTGGCCCCACGTACGTCTACAAAGTTCCGCCTGCGGGGCTCTGATGGCCATTGCCAAGGACAACACCGGAGCCAATTTCAATATTGCCGGTGGACAGACGACCCAAAGCACGAACTCGTTTGCGGTCGCAGGCGCGAATCGTTTTCTAGCTGCATTCGTATTCAGTGGCGCCGGAAGTGCTGGAATCACGCCCTCTGCTGTGAAGTGGGGCGGATCAGGCGGCACCGCCATGACTCAGCGAGGCAGCACGCTCTCTCTCGGTAGTTTCTGGTCGCTGTCATGCTGGACGCTTACCGCACCGACCGCTCAGACGAGCACGGTCTATGCGGATTACGGTGTCGCGGTTGATGAGTCATCCGTCATTGCGACCAGTTTTACCGGCGTGCATCAGTCGGTGCCACTCGGGACCGTCACCAGCAAGACGAACAACTTCGCGGGCTCGGTGACAATCGATCTGAACACGCGTGAGGATACGCTCGCCTGCACGACCATCAGTGGCGACATGATGGTGGATTGCATCGGCGTCGGCACGACCGGCGGCTCGAACCCGACCATTTCTATCAATGGTGGGCAGACCTCCGATCAGGAATACGAAGGCGGAACGCTCTCCGCTTATGACGCTCACGGTTCATCGCATCTTCTGGCTTCTGGCACGACCACGAATTCCATCTGGCGCGTGGTCGACACGACCCAGAACGCCGTATGGGGCATGTTCGCATTGCCTTTGAAGCAGGCCGGCGCGGGAGTATCCGCTGCGGTCCTCTCGCACTACTACAACGCTTTGCGGAGTTCGTGATGATCTATTTCCGTCAGTCAACGGCGAGCCAGGAGTTTCCTATCGGCCCGCTGGTGGCAAGCAGCGATGGTGTGACTGCGCAGACCGGTCTCACCATTGCGAACACTGATATCAAGTTCTGGTTCACAGGTGCGACCACGCTCGCGAACAAGAACTCTGGTGGCGGCACTCATATCAGTAACGGAAACTACTACGCTGTTGCCGATGCGACCGATACGGCCACGCTCGGAAGCGGGAAGGTCATCGTTCAGATGGCGAGCACCATGGCATGGTGGGACTACTTTGCGATCATTCCCGCTGTGATCTATGACGTATGGTTTTCCACTGCTGTGCAGGCCGCCAACGTAACGCAGTGGAACAGTACCAACGTCGCCACTCCCAATACCGCTGGCGTTCCGGTCGTCGACTCGCGCGGATACGGTCGAATCAACACCGCACAGGCCGGCGGTTCCACCTCC